AGTAGGGCAGGAGGTTCATCCCGACGGCGCGCTTGCCGGGCCGGGTCACGGCGGGCTTCACGTCGCGGGGCAATCCGTTGATCGTCGCCAGGAGAACGACGAGCCAGCGCAGGCTGCCGCGCAGTTCTTGTAGCTCGGTGGCGAAGGTCGGGAAGTGCTGACTGATCTTGTCGGTGCCGAATCGGGCGTTCCAGAACGGGTCGATGATGACCGCCGACCGGTTGATAAACCAGATCGGCGCGGTGGCGTGCTGCTCCGCGTCCTGTTCGAAGATACCGGCCAGCATAAACTCCGGGTCGATCTCGTAGGTCACCCCGGTCGCGCTGTTCTTCGCCTTCACGCGCGGGAAGCCGGGGATCAGCGACAGGGTCGGGGATCGCCAGAGATCGCTGCCCTTGACCGGGACAACGGCATCACCCTCGGGATCGAAGACGTAGGCGAACATCCCGCATGTCGGCTGGTTGTTGACGATCTGAAACTCGTGGCAGACCCAGCGCGCGTCGCTGCCGCCGCCGTCCTTGAACAGGAGATAGCCCAGGCGCTCCGATACGTCCTCCGGGTCAAAGGGGGCGTTGAGCGACCCCATCTTCTCGTACTCGTCGCAGCGGACGTGCAGGCTGAACTCAATCCACAGGGTGTCGTAGGGCAGGCGCGCCAGGAAGGACCATCCGGCCAGCCGGTCGGCCTCGTGCGATAGACGGCAGACGAGGCGCACGGCCTCGTCATCCAGCACAAACCGCTCTGCCGCCCGCAACCGCTGACGCTGCTTCATCAGGACCGCCTTGCCCAGGCCGGTCACCGGATGACTGTTTACCCTGGGGTCGAAGGTCCAGGCGTGGACCGCGTCCATCAGGCTGAGGTCGCGCGGGGTCTTCATGGGAATCGCCGAAGGTCTGCGATTCCCGCCGGGTCGAAGGCGTCAACCGCGCGCTGATCGAAATTCTCGATCTGCTCGCCGGTCGCGACCACGGTGACCGGCTCAAACCGGGGCGTCTCGTCGCCAAACAGCTTGGCGGTCAGGGCCTGATACTGCGCGCCGACGATCCGCTGGTTGAGAATCGTGATCGTCGGGTCCCAGACGAAGTGCAGCCCGATATTCGGCTTGTCCGGCCAGGAGACGGCGCGGGTGATCGCCGAAGCCGGGATCGTCCCGCGATGGCAACAGGTCCCGAGAAACTTCAGGCTGGCTTCCCACCACGTCGTCGGCAGCTTGGTGTCCGGGTCCCGGTATCCCCAGTCAGCGCCATAGTCGAACTGGCGCTTGCGGAACCACAGGGTCCGCCCGGACATGTTGAGACCGGGCGGCATTCCATCGACCCTGCTGTTACGGCTCGCCTGTTCCAGGAAATCTTCATCCGGGTACAGGTTGTCGGTGTCCAGCCGGTCGGTGTCGATCTCGACGACGGCGCAGTATCCGGGGTCGCCCTGCGCCGCGTTGAAAGCGAAGTAGGGCGCGTAGGAGTTGGTGAGGTAGACGCAGCGCGCATTCGACTGATGCGGGACATGCGTCCAGTTATTGCGGCCCGGCTTCCCGTGGCGCGGCTCCAGGCCGCGCCGCAGGATATTGCCGAGCCACGCACCGTTGGTGCCGTGGTAGAGGAGCATTACGACAGGTCCTCCCAGCGGGCGACGTCGCTGTTCCACTGGATGAAGCCGAACGACGCGACGAGATAGCACTTGCCGGTTTCATCGACGACCGCGTCGCCGACCGACATCGAGGTATGCGACAGGCCGCGCGCCTCGATCAGGCTCCGCGCCTCACCGTTGGGCGACCAGATATGGCCCTGCATGTCGTGAAAGATTTGCTCCAGCCCGTTGATCCCCTCGTCGGCCTCAACCGATGTCAGGAAGGCATGGGTCGCGCGCAGGCGTGCCGGATGCGGCAGATACTTGCGGGCCTTTTCCTGGTCCGGGTCGTTCCAGATTAAGCCGCCGAGCGAGCCATCCCGGAACCAGTCCGGGCGCATATAGAAGACGCTGTACTTCATCGGGGTAGTCCTTGTGTTTGCGTGGTCCTGGTGGAACAGGAGAGGCGGTCGCCTCACAGATAAAAATAGTAAATCCCCACCCCTGATACAAGTAAAAGAAATCGACGTCGGGTTCTTTTCTATCCCTTTACTTGGACCCGACGGTGGAAGTTTAGGAACGCAAATTCGCCGTATGCCTCGGCTGCGGCTTCGTCGTAGGCGCGGGCCGCCTCCTCCGCTGCATTGAAGTAGCCGAGATGCTGCTTGCCGATTTGCGCCACCCAGCGGGAGGAGTTACCGCGCCGGTACGGATGCACGCCCTTGTATCCGCTGGTGTTATCGCGGCGGATGCTATTGTTGTACGTGTTTTGGGTCTGCGTCGCCGGGCGAAGGTTGTCCCAGCGATCGTCGGTGCCGTCATTGTTACGATGCTCAATCTGGTTTGGCGGCCACTCGCCTGTCATCAGTAGCCAGATGAGGTGAGTCGCTACATAGCGCCTGCCAAGCAGATTTACGGTTCGATGCCCGGCACGGATCGCTCCAGCGATATCGCCCGGTCTGCCGCGTCGGTAAGTAGATTTACGCCAGCGGAGGATACCGGTTTGCGGTTCGTAACTCAGGTACTCGGAGACTAGCTCACGGCTAACTCCTGACCCTGACCTCTCGGTGGATGACGTCACCTGATCCCCTCCAATAGGGTAAGCATACCCAGTGTTTATCACCACGTCTCGCTAGGTACGAGGACACCATGTGGATGCGCGGCGACTTGCGGGCGTAGCCCAGTGGCTGGCGGCGCTGGCCCTGGGCATGAGTCTCGCCGATGTGCATCGTGACGGCGGTGTGGTCCATCAGCGGGACCTTCTTGTTCTTCGCGCGAGCTTTGTTCAACTTCGCGCGGTCAACCGGGCGATAGTCCACGATCCGCCGACTGGCGGTGAGCATCAGGATAGTGGACCAGACCTCGATATACTCACCGTAGACGTCGCTCCACATGTAGGGCAGCTGGTCGCGTAGCGCCCTCGGGCCGACGCGCCGTTCCTGGGCAACGAGGTATTTGCGGCCCCAGTCGGTAAAGCGGTGGTCGGAGGTCCGCCAGATATCGAACAGAGCCTCGCGCTGTATCGGGTTGTCGTTCCAGAGCCGCACGAGGTTGTTTCGCAGAAATCCTTCCATGATCCCGGCGGGCTGATCCTTGCGCTGGTCCAGGTCGAAGTAGGCCCCTATCGGCGCGACATTCGGCGGCGAACAACCGAGGACGCGAAGCTCCTCCCTGTCGGGTCCGTTCCAGCACCACGTCACCAGACCGCGCCGGCCTGTCTCGTCGGTCTCGATGAGGTACCCGACGCGGAGCGGCAGCGGGCGTTCCGGCGGCACGTCGCTCAGATGCGGGAAGACCTCGCGGATACGGTGCCGCCCGGACTCGGGCCATTCGACCCACATCGAAGGGTAGGGGACGCGGACGTGCCGCATCGCGTCGAGAAGGAGTTTCGGTCGCCCCAGGGTCAACTCGACGCTGGTGTGGATGGCGTTCTCGTCGAAGATAAAGCGCGGCGCGCCCTTCAACTTGTCACAGAGCGCCGGGTAGATATCGAGGACCGGGTCGGCTAACGCTCGCGCCTGGGGTGCGAAATGGGCAATCTCGTCGATAAGCAGGGCCATGGTCGGGGTCTCCTGTGGGGTGCCTATCATATAGAAAAGTGTCAGATATTGCAATGGGTTACGGGTAAATGGCGGCTTGACAATCGAGCCGGCTTTCCCATATGATTGGTCCTCTGACCTCTGCCTTTGGAAATGAAAGGGCGGGGCGTCAACACGCCCCGCCTCCTTTCGTCCTGTGGAAGGGGTGGGGGTCAGTCCGGCACAACCGGAGCCGATGGCGGCGCGAGGTCCCTTGCGCCGCCATTGTGCTATCTAGGGGCGCTTTGCAGGAGAGATGAATGCGGCACCTGATCGTTCCCGCCTTGGTTGCCCTGGTGGCGTGCGCGCCCCAGCCGGCCCCGGTCCCGGTCCCGGTCCCGCCGCCACCTGTGGTCGCGTCCTATCCGCCGCCGCTGCCGGCCCCGCCGGAATACGTCGAGCCGCCGCCGACGCACCGCTATCACCGGCACCACCGGCACTACGACGCCCACACCCACTACAGGACCACGTCCGCCCCGGTGGTGCATCACCGCCGCCACACGACCAACTCGGGTGGGCTACCGGTCACAAAGTGAGGACCCGCGATGAGCGACACCCGACGTCCGCCGCCGGAAGGGCCAGCGGATCGCCCGCCCGGCCAGACCAGCGGCTGGGAGTACAAGACGATGTCCTTTGGCGGAATGCTCCCGCATCACCAGATCGAAGACGCCCTGAACGAGGCTGGCGCTGAAGGCTGGGAGGCGTTCGCCTGCGACGGAGCTTACGTCTACCTGAAGCGGTCCCTATAATTCAGGGGAATTTTGCAATGTCGCTCGACCTCGTTACGGTCGCGTCTATAATGGTGGAAGGCCGAAAGGCCGACATTCCACAGGAGCGACCCTTGCCACGATCCCGCAGGCGAGAGCCTGAACCCCTGTCCCTTGAGCGAGCCACCGAACTCCGCGTCCTGGTCGCCAGCATGTCCTGGACCTGGGCGAAGACCTACGCCGAACGCGCCCCGCACTGGTGGAGCCTTGAACACAAGGCCCCGGAGGAACACGCGATCCTCGCTGTGGCGATCAAGGCGCACGGCATCAGTATAAAATTCGGCAAGTATTATTACCGCTATCTGATCCCCGGCGACGGGTTCAAATACTGGCGCATGGGGAACATTATCAACCGGGCGACGGTGACCGATGACGATCCGACGGGTCTCGACCAGCCTCGGCTTGACGGTCTATGAGGCGGCGCTAGACCGCGTCCGCTTTGTCTTCGACAACTGCGACGACGTCATTGTCAGCATGTCGGGTGGGAAGGACTCGACGGTCCTCCTCCACCTCGCCCGCCGGGTCGCGACCGAGCTAGGCCGGCTACCGCTCAAGGTCCAGTGGCTAGACCAGGAAGCCGAATGGCAGGCGACCGCCGACTTCATGCGCGGCGTGATGTACAGCCCGGACGTCAGCCCGTTCTGGTTCCAGTTCCCGTGGCGGCTCACCAATAGCCTCTCGGCGACCGATGACTTCCTCTACTGCTGGAACCCGAAGGACCGCGATATCTGGATACGCGACCAGGACCCGATCTCGATCAAGGAGAACCGGTTCGGCTGCGACTTGTTCGAAGACGTCATCAAGGTCCTGGCGACCGGCTGCGACACCCGCGACAAGCAGCATGTCGGGGTCCTGGTCGGGATGCGGATGGCCGAGAGCGTCCAGCGCCGTATCTCGATTGGCTGGTCGCGGAGCGGCGACTATGCCGGGGCTGCGAAATCGAACTTCAAGGGGATCACCTGGAGCCGCGCCCCTGTCCGCAACACCAGGGTTTTCTGGCCGATCTACGACTGGCTCGATAAAGACGTCTGGGTGTGCATCGCGCAGAACGACCTCGCCTATAACCGCATCTACGACAAGATGTTCCAGTATGGCGTGACGCCCCGGATGATGCGGGTGTCGGCCCTGATCCACGAGACCTCGTGGCACTTTATCCGGCGCTTGCAGGAGATGGAGCCAGAGACCTACGCGCGCTACTTGCGGCGTATCCACGGCACCAGCGCCTTTGCCCATTTCGGCGAGGATATCATGCCGCGCCAGCTACCGGCCCCGTTCAAGGACTGGCAGGAGTACCGGGACTATCTGCTGATCCATCTGATCGAGCCGAAGTACCACGCCCTGTTCCGCAAACGCTGGAAGCGCAAGAGCCTGAGCACCGGCGACCTGGAACGCTGGCACAAGATGCAAGTCAAGGAACTGCTGATCAACGATATCGAGGGCAAGCTGACCGATAACGCCAGGGGCGTGTTTAAGCTGGCCGACCGCAAGAAGAACGATTACTACCGAAACCAGACCCAGGAACGGATACGGCAACTGAGCCAGTGATCGACATTCGGATCATGGCGCATCCGAAGCGCCGCGATTTGGTCGCCTCACTCCTGCGGCGGCTCGGCAAGGATGAAAGCATCGTGACCTGGGACGACCGGCCAGCCGGCGGCGATGCCCAGTACACGTCGCGCCTGACATGGCTTCAGCCGATGCCGCCCGACGCCATGCACCGGCTGGTGCTGCAGGACGACGCCGACATCTGCGATGACTTCGTCTCTATCGTCGAGCGGGCGGCGGTCGCGCATCCCGACGCGATCCTGACCTTCTTTCACACCGGGATGAGGTTTTCCGACCGGAAGGTCCGGTCGCCCTATGTCCTCCTACCTGGGGCGAACATTCACGGCGTCGCGATGATGATGCACGCCGGCATGATCCGGCCCTGTCACGACTGGATCGCCAAATATCTGGGCGAGGGCTATCCGCACAACGACCGCGCCATTGGTGAGTTCGCCCTGGCGGATCGCGTCCGCTGTATCACCACGGTCCCGTCGATCTGTCAGCATCTCTGCGCCATGGATTCGCTGCTGAACCCGAAGGACCACAATGGCTGGGACAAGGTCGCGACGACCTACCGGCGCGATGTCAGCGGCGAGGACTGGGACAGTCGGCTCGTCACGGTCCACCGCAATATCCGCTACAAGGTCTACTGGGGGAGCCACAAATACCCGCATCAGAATTACCGCTCGCCCCGATGAAAATCGGCGAATTGTGGGATTGCGGCCTGGGCCGGGTCATGGTCCACGACCTCTACCACGGGCTACCCGACTTTATGCGCGAGGCAGATTGCGTGTTTGTCGATCCGCCCTACAACGCCGCCCTGGAGAACGGCTTTCGCACCAAGGCGGGTCTCGCCCACAATAAGCTCGGTTTTAACCGCTTTCTCGACACATTGTTTGCCCGGCTGGCCGAGATCGCGCCCCGGACGTGCTTTGTCGAGTGCGGGACCAAATATCAGCCGTTCGCGATTCGTCTGCGCCGGCTCATGCCGGACGCGCACCTGATGGTTTACCCCTCGACCTATTATCGCCGGCACCCGTGTACCGTGCTGCGCGCGGGCGAGGATATGCCGCCGCTCGACTACAGCAATCTCGATGAGGCCGAGATCATCGCGACGGTGTGCAAGACCGAGACCTTCGATATGATCGCCGACCCTTGCATGGGGCTGGGACTGGTCGGGCGCAGCGCCTTTGCGGCGGGCCGGCGGTTTGTCGGCACGGAACTCAACGCGGCGCGGCTCGCCGTCATGGTGGACCGCATCCGGCGCAAGGGAGGGGAGTGGCATGTCGCTGCCGGACCTCAGCCATAATCCGATCTGCCGGGTAGAGTGGGTTCCGGTCGAGAAGGTCTTCGCCAACGACTATAATCCGAACACGGTCGCCCAGACCGAGATGGACCTCCTCTACCTGTCGATCCGCGAGGACGGGTACACCCAGCCGGTCGTGACCTATCAGGCTGGCCCGGATCGTTGGGAGGTCGTGGACGGGTTCCACCGCTACCTGATCACCAAGACCCGGCGCGATATCTACGAGAAGAACCACGGTCTCCTGCCGATTGTCGTGATCGACAAGCCGATCAATCAGCGCATGGCTTCGACGATCCGGCATAACCGCGCCAGGGGGAAGCACACGGTCGCCGGCATGTCGTCCCTGGTCATTGAGATGCTGAACAATGGCTGGACCGACGCGCGTATCTGTCACGAGATCGGTCTTGAGCCGGAGGAACTTCGCCGGCTCAAGCACGTCACCGGCTATGCGAAATTCTTCCTCAACGGCAGCTACAGTCGAGCGACCGAGACCCCGGTACAAATCGAGGAGCGGCTGAAATACGAGGAGGGGCGGTGAAGCACCAGCATCTTATCGTCCGGGCGCAGGGCCGGAATGACGTTAATCCGTTGCAGGCCGAGTATCTGGTCCGCGAAATCATCCGCGAAATCGCGATGCACATCGCCGACGTGCCCGGTAATCCGGTCGTCTACGATTGCGCGATCCCCGGCAACGAGGGCGTGACCGTCGCGGCGGTGATCGAAGAAAGCCACTGTGTCCTTCACTCCTGGCCCGGCCCGGCGATGACGCTCTACCAGTTCGACCTCTACAGCTGCGCCGACTTCAATCCGCTAACGGTGATCCGGTTCCTCGCGCGGACCCTGGACCTTTACGAGATCGACGGGATGCTGATCGACCGTACCGAGACCCTGAAGCTCGTCGGGGGCCACAGCGTCGATACCGACGCGCGCGGCAGGCCGGTCCCGAAGACGCGCCCGTGTCTCAACATCAGCGGCAACGGATGAGATTTCTCGTCCGATCCGTCCCGCAGCGGGAACAATGGCTGCCCGCCCTGGTCGCCGAAATCCCGCATCTGGAGATCGTCCGGGACCGCACCCGCGTCGCGCTCGACACCTTCCTGCTAACCCTGCTGACCGTCGGCGACGACGCCGCTGTGCTGATGGAGGACGACGCGGAGCCATGTCGCGGGCTTGTCGCAAAGGTCGAAGCCGAGATCGCGCGCCGGCCCAACCGGGTGATCAACTTCTTCAGCCGGCGCAAGGAGGACCTGACGGTAGGGTCGCGCTTCATGTCCGGCGGCGGCTTTCTCTACAACCTCTGTGTCTATTTCCCGCCGACCTACTGCCGGATGATCTACGAGTTTTGCCCGCGCTGGCGGAACCGCGTCGGGATCGGGCCGGGCGGAACCGACAGCATGGTGGCGGACTGGCTCAAGGAGCGCGGCGAAAGCTACTGGCAGCACGTCCCTTCGCTGGTGCAGCATAGGGTCGGCTTGTCGGCCATCGACCGGCGGCGTCCCCGTTCGCGCCAGTCGCCCACCTTCGTAGCGTAGGAGACCCGATGGCAGCCACAGCCATTGCCGTGACCGACCGGATCGTCATGGTGCCGATTGCCCAGATCAAGCCGTACCACCGTAATCCGCGCCGCAATGACGCGACCGTGGACAAGCTGGTCGAACTGATCCCGAAAGTCGGGTTCAACGTGCCGCTTGTCCTCGACCGCGATAACGTGATCGTCAAGGGACACACCCGGTGGAAAGCCGGTATCCGCCTCGCGATGACGGCGCTCCCGTGCGTCTACAGCGACGCCGACGAGGAGACGATCCGGCTCGACCGGCTGGCCGACAACCGGGTCCAGGAGTTCTCGGGATGGGACACCGACCTCCTCAAGAGCGAACTGGGGGCGCTCAATCTGCCGTTTGAGTTCGACCTGGGATCGCTCAATTTTGACATCGGCGTAGCGGGAAGTGTCAATTTTGACATAAACACGCCGACTGAGCCGGCCCAGGTAGTCGCCGCGCCGCCGCAGGAGAACGGCCAGGACCATACCGGGGCCGGGACCGATGAGGGCGCGGCCCAACCGGAGCCGCCGGCCCAGCCGGACTACCTGGAGGTCGTCTGCAACAAGTGCGGCAATCACCTATTCGTCGCGAAGGAGTAGTCGATGCCTCGTACCATTGGCGCGAAGACCTTCTATCCGAGCGACCAGAACCGGCGCACCGTCGAGGCGATGGCGGCGTGCGGCGTGCCGCAGCCAATGATCGCCGCCGCCCTGGGGATCAGCCCATCGACCCTGAACAAGAAGCTGCGGGTCGAACTCGACACCGGGCTGCACAAGGCGAATGCCCGGATCGTCCAGTTCCTCTTTACCGGGATTGTTGGGAGCGAGACCCAGGAGCCGTTTCAAAGCGAGCATGACCGGATCGTCGCCGCGATGTTCTGGTTGAAGTGTCGCGCCGGCTGGAAGGAAACCCAGGTGGTCGAGGTCCTGCGCCCGATCTCCGAGATGTCGGACGAGGAAATCGACCGCCGCCTCGGGATTGAGGACGCCAAGGCCGAGAACGTCGTCAGCTTCCCACGCCGATGACGCTCGTCTGGGAGCGCGGCGCTTACGCCCGGAAAGCGCAAAGCCGCCGCGAGCGCCTGGAAGGCAAGCTGCGGGACGAGAAAGATCGCCGCGCGCGGATGCGCGCCGGCCTGATCCAGTACCACGACCGCCCGGTTGAGTTCGTCAACGAGGTCGTCGGCGATTTTATCTGGTCGAAACAGCGCGAGATCATGGAAGCCGTGTCGGTCCACCGCAAGGTCGCGGTGGCGTCAGCGCACGGGATCGGCAAGTCCTTCCTGGCGGCTCGGGTGGTCGCGTGGTTTATCGCGACCTCGCCGCCGGGGATGGCTAAGGCGATCACAACCGCGCCGACCGGACAACAGGTCACGGGTATCCTGTGGCAGGAAATCCACAGCGCGCACACGCGCGGGCATCTCGGCGGCAGGATGAGCCGCACCGAATGGTGGCAGGGGCCGTATCAGGTCGCCATCGGCCGCAAGCCCGCCGACTACAGTCCGACCGCGTTTCAGGGCTATCACGCCGAACGGCTCCTCGTGGTGATCGACGAAGCCTGCGGCGTCCCCGGCAATATCTGGACCGCCGCTGACTCCCTGGCGACGACCTCGGGGTCGCGAATGCTCGCTATCGGCAACCCGGACGACCCCGCGTCCTACTTCGCCGAGATGTGCAAGCCCGGCTCGGGATGGCATGTGATCCACGTCTCGGCTTTTGATAGCCCGAACTTTACCGGCGAGGAGTGTCCCGACCGGGTCCGCGACATGCTGACCTCGTCCGACTGGGTCGAGGACAAGCGGCGGATGTGGGGCGAAGCGTCGCCGCTCTGGCAATCCAAGGTCATGGGCCAGTTCCCGGAGGTTGGCGACGATACGCTGATCCCGCCAGGATGGGTCCGCAAGGCAATCGACCGCTGGGAGGAGACCCCGGACGGAGTCTCCGATATCGAACTCGGATGCGATATCGCCCGGTTCGGGTCGAACGAGACGGTCATCATGCTGCGGCGCGGCGACCGCGCGCATCTCTACAAGACGGTCCACCAGCGCGACCTGATGCACGTCACCGGGGAGATCGTCCGGGCGATCAAGGACACCAAGGCGTCGGTCTGCAAGCTCGACGATGCCGGTCTCGGCGGCGGCGTCACCGACCGCCTGAAGGAGCTACAAGCGCACGGCGAGTTCGGTCATCAGAGTATCGACCTGATCCCGATCAATGTCGGCGTCGGTGCGTCCGACCGACACGACCGCGCCGGCGACGAGAGAGGCGAGAGCGACCGTTTCCTCAATCTCCGGGCCGAATTGTTCTGGCGGTTGCGGGAACGGTTCGAACAGGGGACTATCGCGATCCCGGACGATGACGATCTCGCCGGCCAGCTGACAAATATCAAGTACGGCATGACGAGCCGGGGCCAAATCGAGATCGAGCGCAAGGAGAAGATGAAGGAGCGCGGCGTCGATTCCCCCGACCGGGCCGACGCTCTGATGCTCTGCTTTGCGCCTCTGCAGCCCCGGTGGAAGCGCGCCTGGGGCGGGATGCTCTAATCCGCCTCTGCCGGCTTGAATAGCCGCTCGGCGGCGGCGGACTTGCCCATCGGCTGATTCCGGGTGTGGCGTTCGACCCGGACCCGCTCGCGCATCTGGAGAAGCTTTTCGATCTCGACGAGGCGGCGCAGGACCGATGGCAGTGACTCGTACTGGTTGCGCCGGGCCTGCTGCTCGGCGATCAGGATATTCAGCACGCGGTCGAGTTTCTGGTCTCGCGCCTCGCGATCCAGGGTTGTCTGGCTTTTGCTACCCTTCGGCCTGCCGGCACCGGGGCGACGACCGCCGCTGCGGCCCTTCACGCCCGCCATTGCTACCTCGCTGATTTACTGCCCTTCGAATCAAATAAGTGGGGTTGCCCATGCCGCTACTTGGCCCCGACGGCAACCCGATCTCCTCGCGTCCACAGCCGCCGGGTGGCGACCAGATCAATGTCCCGCCGCAGGGGATGCCCGGCCTACATCGCCCGGACGGCGGCAAGTCCTGGAAAACCGACGATTCGTACCAGAACTTCATGGCGTCGGTCGGTATCGGGACCGAAAATCTACAGTCGAACAGTACATACGGCTTCAACCCGATTACACGCGAGCGGACCCTTCTGGAGTGGATGTATCGCTCTAGCTGGATTTGCGGGGTCGCCGTCGATGTCGTCGCCGACGACATGACGAAGATGGGGGTGGACTGGACCGGGCAGATGCCGCCCGACGACCAGGAGAAGATGCACCGCTGTTTCCGCGACTTCAACGTCTGGGGTCAGCTGAACGATCTCATAAAGTGGGGGCGATTATACGGCGGCGCGATTGCCGTTATCGAAATTGCCGGCCAGGACCCGAAAACGCCACTGCGTATCGAGACGATCCCGAAGGGGAGTTATCGCGGTCTGACCCCGATGGACCGCTGGATGGTCGAGCCGTCGCTGTCCGACCTCGTCGCGGAGGACGAGAGCCGCACCGAGCGAGGTCTTCCCCGCTATTACCGGGTCACGGCGGATGCGCCGGCTTACCCGGCGCAGACGATCCACTACAGCCGGTGCTTTCGCTATGAGGGCTTCGCGCTCCCGTACTGGCAGAAGGTCGCAGAGAATCTTTGGTCGATGAGTATCTACGAGCGGCTTTATGACCGGCTCGTCGCCTTCGACAGCGCGACCCAGGGCGTCGCCCAGCTGATCTACAAAGCGTATTTGCGGTGGGTCAAAATCAAGGGCCTGCGGGAGATGATCACCGTCGGCGGCACGGAGATGCAGAAAATCCTGAATCAGGTGAACATGATCAGGTTTTTCCAGTCGAACGAAGGCATCACCATGCTCGACGGCGACGACGAATTTGGCACCACGACCTACTCCTTTGCCGGTCTGGATGAAGCCCTCCTGACCTTCGGGCAGCAACTGTCGGGCGCGCTCGGTATCCCGCTCGTCCGGCTATTCGGACAATCCCCCGCCGGTCTTAACTCGACCGGCGAGTCGGATTTGCGGACGTACTATGACGCGATCCATCAGCAGCAGGAGCTACGTCTGCGCCGGCCTGTCGAGATTACCGCCAGGGTGATCGCCAAGTCGGAGGGGATCGAGCTTCCCGACGACGCGCTGATCAACTTTGAACCGCTCTGGCAACTCTTGCCGAAGGAGAAGGCGGAACTCGCCGAGACGGTGACCCGGACGGTCCTCTCCGCTGAGGAGCTTGGGGTGATCGGTAAGAAGCGCGCCCTGGAGGAGTTGCGCCAGTCCGCGCAGCAGACGGGTATTTGGTCCACCCTGACCGATGAGGAGATCAAGGAAGCCGAACAGGACGACCTGATGGCGCAGCAGATGAGCGAGATGATGCCGATGCCCGGCGCGCCGCCTGCGCCCGGCGCGGAGACGACGACCGGTCATCCGGGATCGCCAGGACAGCCGCAACCCGGTGCGCCGGCCCCTGGCGGCAACGTCGCCTCGTTCTCGGCCCCGAAGCCGCATAATCCGGTGCCGCCGCCGACGATCAGCCTGGGGCGAGGCAAAGGATAGTGCCGGCGACAACGCCACAGTCGAACGTCTTTATCGGGATCGACCCGAGCCGGCAGAGCCGATTCAACTGGTGGCCCAGTGTCGATGCCCGGCGCGAGGCGCGTGAGGAGCGGGGCCGATTTGCCAGAGCGCGGATTGCAGAGCGGGAATACGCCCGGCGGCTGCGCCGGCTGGCGCAACATGTCGGCGATATCGTCCGGGGCATCTTTAATCCCGACGACCCGGACACCATCGCGGCAGTGACCCGCGCCCTGGCGGATTACGAGCGGCTTCTGGGACCCTGGGCCGAAGCCATGGCGCAGGCGATGTTAACCGACGTTATGCGCCGTGACGCCCTGGCGTGGCACCGGCACGGCCAGCGCATGGGGCGGGCGCTCCGCAAGGAGATCGAAAGCGCACCTATCGGCTCGGCCTACCATCAACTGATGGCGGAACAGGTCGGACTGATCAGGAGCATTCCGACCGTGGCGGCGAACCGGGTGCATCAACTGTCAGGCGACTTCATGCTCGGCGGTCGCCGTTGGGAAGACCTCGTATCCGATATCCTGGCGACCGGCGAGGTCACGATCTCGCGCGCCAATCTGATCGCCAGGACCGAGACCAGTCGCGCCGCGACCAACTTCACCAAAGTTCGCGCCGAACATCTGGGGTCGGAGGGGTATATCTGGCGGACGGCGATGGACGCCGACGTCCGGCCCAAGCACAAGAGGCTGGAGGGGACCTACCACAAATGGACCGAGCCGCCGGTCGCTTCGGAGCCGGGCCAAAAGGAGATGGTCTATCATGCGGGCGCTGGGCCGAATTGCCGCTGCTATCCAGAACCGGTTCTTCCTGGCGAGGAGGTCAAGGAAGGCGCGACGCCGCGCTCCCTCGCCTATCTTGAGGCGGTGGAAGCCGGGGGCGGCGGACGAAGCGCGGCAGTTCATCGCGCGCGGATGGCGAACCCACGATTAGCCGCCCGCCTCGCCGAGGCGCGCGAGGCGGTGGCTCAGCTTCAGCAGGATATTCATGCCGCCGCCCGGCGCGGTGACGTGGAGGAGGTTAACCGGCTAGACGAGCTTCTGGCGGTCACGCGGCGACTCTACGACGACCTGTCGGCGCAGTTCGACCGCTTACGGCTGACCCGGCAGTAGCGCGCAGCGGGCGGGCGTGTAGCGCGAGCGACGGAGTGTCGGGCGATGAAATGGATCGACTTTGCTCAGCCGCTTCCTGGCGGTTCCTGTCGGAGCTTTACCCAGGAGGGATTTATGCGCTGCGTCGGCGTGCCGATTGCCCGTACCGGGACCCAGGCTTATGGGCCGGGCGAGACCCCGATAACCGGCGATTATGTCCAGATCGACCGCGACCCGGAGGAGGTCTTCTCGCCCGACGCCATCAACGCGATCTGGGGCAAGCCGGTGTGCAACGATCACCCGTCCGATTCCTGGGGCGGGCGGATCGACATTACCCCAGATAACTGGCGGCAGCTGGCGGTCGGGTCCTGCACCAATCCCCGGCAGAGCGACGTCGAGCCGGACCTGTTGATCGCCGACCTGATCATCTACGACCAGAGCGCCATCCGGGATATTCAGAACGGCAAGAACCAGATTTCCTGCGGCTACGACGCGGATTACGAGAGCCTGGGGCCGGGTCGCGGGCGGCAGACCAACATCAGGATCAATCATGTCGCCCTGGTCGATCAGGGCCGGTGCGGGTTTCGATGCTCGATTGGCGATAGCCCTGGAAAGTCCGCCAAAGTCCTGCGGAAACCCCCAAAAGTCCTGATCCATGGGGCGCTGTTTCGCTAGGGCGGCGCTGATCGCCGGTATCTCGCTGGTCGAGCTGCACTCGCCCAACGGGCAGCGGATCGAAATCAACCCGTCCCAGGTCAGCAGCGTGCGCCAGCCGGTGGATATTGGCGGGCATCAGTGGGGCAAGGGCACCCACTGTATCCTGGTGATGGGCAACGGGGGGTTCATTGCCGTCACCGAGCGGTGCGAGGACGTCCGCAGCAAGCTGCAAGCCAACTGATTCTTGAGGAGGAGGAGAGTAGCGATGGCGCAGGCAAACGGCACATGGCGCGACCGGATTCGCCGCGCCTTTCAAGCGCGTGATGAAGGCGAACTGGAGAACGCAATCAACGAACTCCCGGAGAACGCCGAACTCCATCTCCATGTTGGAGGGAACGGCAACGGGGCCGTGCCAGGGGACCAAATCCCCTCCGGTATGCCGATGCCGGTGGACAACGCCCTGAAGGCGCACGACGCCGAGCTTGAGGAGCTTTGGCAGGCCCTGAACGGTAAGGGCCGGTCACGCGATGCCTTTATCGCCAGGAGCGCCCGCCGCAAGCGGATGGGTATCTTCGACGAGGAGGAGAAGAAGGACGACGACGACAAGACCGGTGACAAGCGCGCTGGCGGTCGCGACGAGGACAAGGACGACGAGGACAAGGAAAAGAAGAACGGCGACGCTTTCCGCGATCCGCCCGAGGCGGGTGGCGACGGCAACCGGCGGATCATTCCCGGCTTCGAAATGGAAGCCCCGCCGGGGACTGCCGACGCTAACAAGAAAGCGCGCGACAGCGCCTTCATGTCGGACAGCTACCAGCAGACCTGTGCTTACGCGGAGGTCCTGGTGCCGGGGATTGCGCTCCCGACCTTCGATAGCGCCTCGCCGCCAAAGAAGACCTTCGACGCGCTGTGCGGGTTCCGGTCCAAGGTTATCGACCTCGCCTGGACTAATCCTGAGACCCGTACCCTGATTGAGGACCTGACCGGCGGTCACTTTACCGGCGACGTCAAGACCCTCGATTGCTCGCAAATCCGCGACCTGTTTATCGCCGCCGGGGCAACCAAGGCGCGCGAGAACGCCGCGATGAACCGCAGGACCGGCGCGCCGCCGGTCGCCGACGGGGCGTCGCACCCGGTCGGGACGATGACGCTGCAAACGATCCAGGACGCCCAGAACGATTTCTGGAAAGACCGGCGTCAACACTAACCCCAGAAGGAGGACTGACCCATGGTCGCATATGCTTACAGGCCCCCGTTTGGGGTCGCCGGGGAGATCACCCGGCACATGTTCCAGGCCGAGAGTAAAGCCGCCCTCGCGTCGAACCCGCCGCTCTCCTACGGGCTGGCGGTCAAGATCGACCCGACGACCGGCGCTGTCCGGCAACTGGTGATCGGCGACAATACCGACACCGACGTCTTCGGGATCGCCGCCCGGCCCTACCCGGAACAGATGGGAACGGCGCAGGGTCCTTACGGCCAGCAGCCGCTGGGAGCGTCCCAGGCGATTCCCTCGCCGCCGCAGCCAATGTCGATCTTGCGCTCGGGCTATATCATGGTGCCGGTTAACGGGACCCCGAACATTGGCGCGCCGGTCTACTGCTGGGCCGCGCCGACCGCCGCGCCGCATCTCCAGGGCGGGTTTGAATCTGCTGCCTCGGCGGGCAATACCATCGCTATCGGCTCGACCAAGACGACGTTCTCAAGCGGGGTCGATGCGAACGGTCTCGCCGAACTGGCTTTCAACATCTAACCCAGGAGGGGGCAATGCCGCTTGACGGTATTTTTCCGCGCGTCGGACTCGCTGGCGGCGATCCGCGCACGCACGACGCCGTAGGAAATGCGCTCGGGAAACGCTTCTCGACACCGTATAAAGCCTACGACGGCAAGTATTACGATAGTACAGGCGCGTTTCTCCACGGCGAACTTATCCGCCTCGACCCCACAATGCACTTGCCGCTGGCAGCGGTTACTTGGGGCCGGGATATTGACCTTCGCCAGGACGTGACCATTGCCGACGACGGCACGAGTTTTACTCAGCTGTCGTATGGGATGCCGTCCGGCATGGGGACCCCGTCGAACATTGCTGGCGGTAAAGCCTGGATCGGCAAGGACGCCAACCAGATCACGGGCGTCTCGGTCGATACGGGTCTGTTGGTCAAGCCGCTGCGCGCCTGGGCGATGGAACTCAAATATACGATTTTTGAGTTGGAAAGCTCTCTGCGCCTCGGTCGCCCGATTGACCAGCAGAAGTACGACGGCATCAAACTGAAATGGCAGTTTGATATCGACGCCCAGGTCTACGCCGGGGACGCCGATGTCGGAGCCAAGGGGCTGGTCAACATGCCGCTACAAGCCTCTGGCGTGCAGGGCGTCGGGATCACGACCAACCTCCCGAACGGCGCTGCCGGCTCGTCGCACTGGATGGGGCTCAACGCGAAGACGGCGGCGGAAATCCTCGCCGACTTCAACTACGCCCTTAATCAGGTGTGGCAGCAGTCGGCCTGGGCCGTGGTGCCGTCGCGCATCCTCCTGCCGACCCAGCAATACGGTTTCCTGGCGACGACCCTCGTCAGCACCGCTGGCACGACGTCGATCCTCCGCTTTATCGAGGAAAATAATCTCCTCGCGAGGTCCGGCGTCGGCAGTCTGGAAATCCTCCCCTGCAAGTGGTGCAACGGCGCGGGTGCCGGCGGCACGCTCGGGCAGGCGGGGACCGTGGACCGGATGGTGGTTTACACCAAGGACGTCAACTACGTCCGGTTCCCGATGACGCTCCTCCAGCGGACCCCGATTCAGTACGACGCGATTTGGCAGAAAACGTCGTACTTCGCCAAGCTGGGCGAAATCGAGGTCCCTTACGGGGAGACCATCGGTTACTTTGACGGTCTCTGAGCCGTCGGGGAGGGTGCCATGCTTGGTCTGATCCTCCTGGTATTCGCTTTTGTCCTGTCTCTGATCGAGGCGATTCAGCCGTGGACGCGGCCTTTTCCGCGTCCACATTTCGGCTGGCTAGCGGTCGCGTTGGTTATCCTGATGTGGCTCCTTCAGGGGCAGGGCATTCATTAGAGGAGAGTTTTGATGGCGCAGACCCAGTCTCCGACCGAGACCGCACGGCAGCATCAGGCGCATCGGGATGAGGAACAGACCCGCGACGCGGCTGAAGCGAAAACCGCCGACCTCCCGCTCCCCGGCTCGCCGGACGGCGGGCGGGCAACCGGCGCGTCCTGGGCTAAAGCCCACGGCGAAGGGACGGTCAAAATGATGATCCCGAACGGGTTCACCCTGACGACCGACGACTATCAGGGGGTCGATTTCAAAGCCGGTATCGACGAGGTCCCGGCGTCGATGGTCGATCACCCGTATCTCAAGGCCCAGGGCGCGACCAAGGTTTAGGAGGTTCCGATGCCCCTCACCGCAAAAGGCTCCGAGATCAAATCGGCGATGGAGGAGCAATACGGCAAAGAAAAGGGTGAGGAGGTCTTCTACGCATCCGCCAACAAAGGGACGATCACGGGAGTACACGACATGCCCGAAACGCGCGAGGAAGACTGCGCCGATATGGCTGAGCCGTCCGGCGACCAGTCGCCGCACGAGCTTAGCCCGGAGCATCCGCAACTACAGGCCCTGGCTGCCCAGGAAGCGACAGAGCCGTGGCATCGCGGTGATCAGGCCCCGGAGCCGCCGCTGGTGATGCCGCCCGACCCCTCCCCGGCGGAACAGGGACTGGAGCATCCGCAGCTGCACCCGGACGCTTCGACGCCGCCCAGTTCCGCCGATCAGCCGGCGCGGCGTTCGACCTACGGGTCGGTTACCGGTGGCATCAATCCTTTCGGGGTCTTCGGTCAGCCGAACGTCCAGGTCTGGGGGGACCGCAGCGACCAAGCGATGCAAGCCTCGCCGCGCGCCGAACTGGCAAATCCTTCGCTGACCATTTCCGAAATCCAGCGCCAGAACGAACAGTTCTGGAGACCGCACGGTGTCGCGCCGCGCGACCGGGGGAAGCGATGACGGGGGACACGGCGTGTCCCTATTGTAGCGGCACGACCGAACAGCATGACCCCGATTGCGGGACGCTCTTGCCGCCGATTGTCGGGGTCCTCGACGTCATCGACCCCCACGACGAGTTAGAACCGGAGGGGGAGCCATGACCGTCACCTACGTCACCGCGACCGTAAAGACCCCTCGTATGCAAGTCGCGGCCGATGTTATCGCGAGCAGAACACCAGCGGCGGCGACCGGCACCGCGACCGCCGGTCAGCTTGTCATCGGCACGGCGGCGCTGGCGGGTGCGACCGGCGTGCTGGCGACCATCGCGCTCGCCGCCACGGCTTTTACCGTTGCCGGCGCGGTTATGACACTGCAAGGAGTGCCGCTCTCTGCGGTCGCTTCTGCGACAGGGACCGCCGCCTTGGCTGAGTTTCGCAATAACGCCGGAACGACGGTTATCAGCGGTCTGACCGTGGGAACCAGCGGCAGCGATATTAACTTGAACAGCACGTCGATTACCTCGGGCCAGACTGTTACAATTACTAGCGGGACAATAACTCACGGTTGAGTCTAGACGCTATGTTCGACGGCCTGCCGCCCGATCCCCAGCCGCTGGCGGCGGCTCCGAAGACCCTTTACCTCCTCAACACCACAGCCGCGTCGCCCGCCTGGGCCGGGTCGATACAGGATGGCGGGACCGCCCCGACCGCCGCAAACAGCGCGTTTGGCTGGGGCGTCGGCAAGACCTCGACAGCGACCCCGTACTGGCGCGGCTATATCGGCGCGACCGCGACATCGTCGGCTTCGGCGGCGTCCTCGGGCCTTGCTTCATCAACCGGGCCGATTACCGGGACCGGCAGCGGCGCGACCACGGCGGGCGATTTCTTCAGCACCGCCACGGCCTATACCGGCGCGTTTGTCGCCGGGACCTGGACCTTCAACTTCGGGATGCGCTGCACGACCTCGTCGTCACAGGCGGGCGCGGTGCGGTTCCGGGTCTGGGCCAGCGCCAACGTCAATGGCAGCAGTCCGCGCGAACTGACCTCGGGCGCGACCCAGGCATCGACGGTCTCGCTGGCGACGACGACCACGACCTACACCAGCACCTATAGCTGGTCGGCCCCGGCGATCACGCTCAACGCCGAATATCTTTTTATCGAAGTCGAATGGATCGTCACGACCGCTGGCGGGTCGAACACCTGCAACGTCCTGTTCTATCAGTCCGCCGCGTCGGTCACGACGGCGAACTACCAGAACACGGTCTCCGGCACGATGGGGGCGACCGACCCGCTCGACACGGCGTCGATCACCGGTCAGAGCAACGTCTTCGGTCCCTTCGCTTCAACCGACCCGATTGACGTCTCGGCGATCTCCGGGACCGCTGGTCTTATCGGTCCCTTCTCCAGTACCGACCCCATCGACGCGTCGTCGATAGCCGGCACGGTCGCATGGCCGGCGATCCCAGGTACGCTAGGCGCGACTGATCCTCTCGACGTGTCGAGCGTCACCGGGACGGTCCAGTGGTTGGGGACCCTGGGGGCGACCGACCCGCTCGACACGGCTGCCGTCGCTGGTACCGCCGACCTGTTTGGCCCCTTCGCCGCCACTGACACTGTTGACACAATGGCGATAGCGGGGACCGTCGCCGCTTTGGTTACCCAAGGTCCGCTCGCCGCGACCGACCCGGTCGATGCGTCGAGCATCGCCGGTAATCTGGTCCCGATCTCGACTGGCTCCCTGGCCGCAACCGATCCCGTCGATACAGCGGCGCTCCCCGGCACCGTCCAGTGGCTCGGTAGTCTGGGTGCGACGGACCCGCACGACACCGCGTCCCTACCTGGGACCGTGGCGTGGCTCGGGACGATGGCCGCGACCGAAGCGCCGGACAACGCCGTGCTGTCAGGCGGCGTTGCGTGGTCCACCACGTTGGTCGCGACCGATCACATTGATAGCGCGTCTCTGGCCGGGAACGTCTTCTCGGTCATCACCGGGTCGCTGGGGGCGACGGACTCGGTCGATGCCGCGACCCTCGCCGGCTCTGTCCTCTCGGGTGTCGGCGGCGTCCTGGCATCGACCGACCCGGCGGACGCGGCAGCGGTCGGGGGATCGGTCACTGGCGTTGCCGGGACGCTGTCGGCAGTGGATCACGCCGACGCGGCAGCACTGACCGGTGCGGTTCTCAGCGTGATCACCGGCACGCTATCGGCGACCGACCTCCACGACGCGGCGTCGCTTGTAGGTACCGTCGTCAATCAAGGCTCCTTACTTGCCACTGATCTTATCGACGATGCAGTCCTGGTCGGGAACGTCGTCGATAACGGGGTACTGGGGGCTGTCGATAAATCGGACGCTGCATTAGTTGATGGCCGGGTCGAGTGGTCGGGCGTCCTGGCGGCGACCGACGAGAGCGACGTCCTGGTCTTCGGCGGGTCGGTTCACGACGCCGGGTGGGTCGATGGCCTTCCTGGCACGGTGCCGGACGCGCCGCCGGGGCGTGTGACGAGCGAAGCGCCGGACAGGGTGGTCTGGGTAGCCCCGCCAGAACGTGTGGCTGTAGCGCCTCCAGGCGCGGCGAGCGGGCGTGTTATTGGCAACGGCGCGTCGAAGCGCGAGATTATTGTCCCTCCGGTACGGAGAGCCGCCTGATGGACATGTTTGGCCCGATCCCGCCGGCCCCGGCCAGCGATAGCTTCGTCTTCGATTTTACCGCCCAGCTGGCGGGGACCGGGACGATCACGGCGGCGGCGTGGATGTGTATCGTCGATCCGACCTCGCCGGTCCAGGACCTTAACCCGACCTCGCGTATCCTTAGCCCGCCGACCTTCAGTCCGCTGAAGACCAACGCCCTGGTCGGGAACATGCTGGACGGGTGTTTCTATATCCTGCAAGTCGCCGTGCAGACGAGCGACGGGCGGACCCTGACCGATCAGGCCGGGATCGAATGCACTATCGTCGAGCCGGTGGCCGATCCCTGCGCGCCGGTCACTGTAACTACATTTCGCGCCCTTCTCGGGATTAACTTCCCGGACCCGCCTTACACCGACGCGATGATTCAAGCGTGGATCAACCTCTGTCCGATCCAGTGCTGTATCTGGGGCAAGCAATTTCAGCTGGGGCAGGCGCTCTGGGCCGCGCACGAGCTAACCAAGATGGGACCCGACGGGCTGGCAGCGGGCAATGCCGGGACCGGCGTCTCGGGTCTCGTCTCGTCGAAATCGGTCGGGCCGGTCTCGGTCGCCTACGATAACCAGCTTGGTTCGGAGGACGGCGCGGGCCAGTATAACCTGACTATCTACGGTCGCCAGTTCTGGTCGATGGCGCGCCTCCTCGGTGTCGGCACCCCGCTCCAGATCGGCGCGGCGACCTATCCGCCGTCCCCGGCGGCGAACGCAACGCTCCCGGTCGGGGCGTGGTCCGGCCCCTGGCCGTTCCCCTCTATCGCGGGATTTAGCTCGTAATGGCGACGCTCGATGTCTCCGATGTCCCGGTCTGCCCGGAGTTCGCCGACTGGTTCCAGGTAATGAGCCGGCCCGAGACCATTACCGAGTTTGGCCGCTCGTCCACCAGTCAGGTGATCGCCCAGGCGCAGGGAACGATCTATCCAACCGGCGATAACGCGCTGGTCCGGCAGGCCGACTACGAGACCAACCGCAAGACGATTACTATCGTGACGCCCTATCGCCTCAAAGGCGCGTCGCCCGGATTTCAGCCGGACCAGATCATGTATCGGGGGACGCTCTACGTCGTGTCGAATGTCGAAGACTACAGCCAATATGGACAGGGGATTGTGGTGGCGCAGTGTTCCACCACGGTCGCGGTCCCGAACGCGCCGCAAGCCTGATGGCCGACGCCAAGATCGTCGTCACGCTCGATAACACTGCAAAGCTCGCCGAAAATATACAAAAGCTATCCGAGTTCCGCGTGCTGGTCGGTATCCCGGAGGACAAGGACCCGCGCCCGGCCCCGGACACAATCGGCAATGCCGCGCTCGGCTATATCCATGAGCATGGCTCGCCGATCAGGAATATCCCGCCCCGGCCCTGGCTGGTGCCGGGGGTCCTCGCGTCGCGCGATGCGTGGCAGAAGCAGATGGAGCGGGCCGGCGAGGCGGCGACCGGTCTGATGTGGGACCCCGGCGCGGTCGAGAAGGCGCTGATGGCTGCCGGTCAGGCGGCGGTCAACGGGGTCCGTAACCGGATCAGGGCCGGGATTCCACCGCCATTAAAGCCGGCAACAATCGCCGCGCGCCGCCGCCGGTCGAAGGGATCGAAGTACCGGCGCAAGGCTAAATCGGCCAGTGACACGACGCCGCTTTATGACACCGGCAACCTCGTCAAGGCGATTACTTCTGTGGTCGAGAAAGGGAAGCTCCCATGAACCAGATGGAACACACCCGACTGGGGCGGATCGTCGATTACCACGTCAAGATGGCCGAGTGGTACGGCGAGCAAAAACCCGCAGAGACGTCCGGCAATGGCCGGCGGCGTCCGACCCGCGAGGGCGGTGAGGATCACGCGCCGCCGAAGGACCCGACCGCCGAACAGGCTACCGCCATGGCCGAGATGCACACCGCTATCGCCAAGGAATTGTCCGACCTCATGGCGGGCGACAAGCCGGATGCGATCCTCGGGCTGGCGGCGAACCCGCCGGTCGTGCGTCGCCAGACACCGATCATGGGCCATGGTGTCCGCTCGCGGTTTGTGCCGACCCGGCATTAGCCGATGGCGTTTGTTCTCGATTCGACCACGCCGGGCTTTCTCGGCCCGGAAGCGACGCCGCAGCCGATTGACGACGACAAGTACGACGATTTCCTGCAAGCCCTGGTCGCCGGGGTCACCGGGATGGACCCGACCATGGTCCGCCCGCGATGGCAGAACGAGCCGCCCAATCTGCCGGACCTCAATAGCGACTGGGTCGCCGTCGGCGTCACCGAGACCAGGGTCGATCCGAACCCGTGGATTGGTCACTCGGACGCTGGAGAGGGCGACGACCTCCTCCAGGAACATGAGATCAGCGTGGTTCTGTGTACCTTCTACGGGCCAAACGCCGGGCTGTACGCGAGCTATCTGCGGCGCGGTCTCTACGTCTGGCAGAACCGCGCCGTGCTGCGGGCGAACGCCGTCGGTCTCGTGGAGACCACCGAACTGGCGCGCGTCCCGGAAATTATCCAGAATATCTGGATCAACCGGATTGACGTTAATCTGATCCTGCGCCGCGAGATCAGGTACAACTACCCGGTCAGAACGCTGCTCCGGGCGCAGGGCGAGATTATCGCCCAGCCGCCGGGAGACGGCACCCGCACCATCACCGACGACTTCGACACCGGCTTTATCCCGCAGGTCGTGCAGCCGACGCCGCAGGTGCTGGGCAGCGCGGGCGCGATGCTGCTCACCGGCACCGGGGGCGTCCTGGGGAGCGGAACATGAGCGACACCCGCGACACGCTAGCGCCGCCGGTCACCTCGATGTCGGCGCTGCCGAACGCGGTGGCGGCGCAGGACACCGACGAGTTCCTCGTCTGCCAGAAGGCCGGCGGTTGCGGCCCGACCGACCCGCTAGCGCGCATGTCGATGGCGCAGGTCAGCGACTATATCCTCAGCAAAGGCAACACCGGCATCGTCGGACTCGTCCGTGCCGTTGATCTGTCGGTTGTCGGCGACACCGCAATTCCGCTGACCCTGCCGCCCGGCACGACGGCCTGCGTCCTGACGGGGGCCTATCTCGTCAAACCCTCGGGGGTAGGAACTGGCACCTGCTATGGCGGGATCAATTCCGGGCCGAACGGGACCGGGGTCACCGTCTTCAGCATGAATAGCTGGCTACCCAATTCAGGCTCTATCGCAAAGCAGCAAAACAACAACACCGACACTTACAGCTTTTCCGGGGCGCTCTATTTCAACGTCAACACGCCAGAGCCATCCCCAGTCATCGTCGATCTCTACATCATCGGCTTTCCGCTTCTCTGAGGAGAACCTCATGGCGACCAACCAAGGCTTGAGCGTATCGCGCGTCGTCGATGTCGAAGTGTCGTTTGCGCCGGTCTCGGCGGTGCAGCAGCCGTTTAATCTGCTGATCATGGGCGACTCCGGGGTCGTGGACACGGGCGAGGCGATGAGGGAGTACAACTCCATCGCCGACGTCGCCGCCGATTTTGGCACGACCGCGCCGGAATATCTCGCCGCCGATCTTTACTTCTCCCAGGTCCCGCAGCCGAATCAGCTGCTGATCGGAGCCTGGGCGGCAACGCCGACCTCGGGCCGGATGACCGGCGGGCCGATCCCCAACGCGCAACAGGCGATGTCGCTCTGGACCGTCGTCACCAGCGGCGGCTTTACTATCGGGATCGATGGCGCGACCGCCGTCCATGTCGGCGGGATCAATCTCTCGACCGCCGTCAATCTGAACGGCGTCGCGACGATCATCAACACGGCGATGGCGGCAGCGGTGCCGTCGGTTAACGCGACCTGTGTGTGGAATGGTCAGGCGTTTCAGTTCCAGTCGAAATCCTCGGGGCCGACCTCGCAGGTTACCTTCCTGACCCCGCCGACCCCGCCGATCACCGACCTCGCGACCCAGATGTTTTGCACTGCCGCTCTGGCTGTGCGGAGCGTCCCCGGCATGGCGATTGAGACCCCGGTTGCGGCGGTCGCGCGCGTGGACGGGTACGGATGGTATGCGCTGACCTTCGCCGCGACCCACGTTCTGACCGACGTGCAGCATCTGGCGATCTCGGGTTATATCGAGGCGGCGAGCGACAAGCATATCTACGGGATCACCACAAACGAGGGGTCCTGTCTCGACCCGGCGAACACCACCGATATCGGGTCGCAGGCGATGCTCGCCGACTACATGCGGACGGTCATCCAATGGTCGAACACGCCGCACGCGGTGAACTCGTATCTCGGGCGCGCTTTGACGGTGAACTACGAGGGGTCAAACACAACGATTACGATGAAATTTAAACAAGAGCCTGGAGTGACCCCGGAGCTGATGAACGCCACGCAGGCGAGTACGCTCGCCAACAAGAGGCTGAACGCCTACGTCATCTACAATAACGGGACCGCGATCCTGGAGGAGGGCGTCTGCAGCGGGCGGGCCTACTTCGACGAGATGACCGGGCTGGACTGGTTAGCGAACCGCGTGCAGAACGACATGTGGAACGTCCTCTATCAGTCACCAAAAATTCCGCAGACCGACCCCGGCGTCCATGTGTTGGTCACCGCCGCCGACGGCGGGCTGTCACAAGGTGTCACCAATGGGCTGATCGCGCCGGGCCGGTGGAACGCGCCGGGCTTCGGCCAGCTGTACCAGGGGGCGCTCCTGGCGAGCGGATGGTACACCTACGCCCAGTCGGTCGATGACCAGGATCAGCCGACCCGCGAACAGCGCATCGCGCCCCTGATCCAGATCGCGGTAAAACTCGCGGGCGCGGTCCATTTCTCCGACGTTTTGATCAACGTCAATCGGTGATCCTTTGATTTCAACGACCTAGCCTCACGGAGGGAGAAGTGGCGACCTACTCATTTCAGGACAACATGTGCAGCATCGTTGGTCCGAACGGCTCGTTTAGCCTGGGGGCCGGCGCGGGGGACGCCGAAGGCGGCATCAGCGTGGTGATGACCGAAGACAAGGACACCATGACGCTGGGTGCTGACGGTCAGGTCATGCACTCGCTCCACGCCAGCAAGTCGGCGACGGTGACGGTACGTCTTCTCAAGACCTCGCCGACGAACGCTCTGTTGTCGGCGATGTATGCCGCCGACGCGCAGAACTCCCAGAACTGGGGGTTCAACACGATCAGCGTCCGCGACATGTCGCGCAACGACGTGATCGTCTGCCGAGACGCAGCCTTTGCCAAATTTGCCGATGTCACCTACGCCAAAGATGGCGGTGAAATGACGTGGACGTTTCACGCTGGCGTCGTTGACTTCGTCCTCGGGAGCGGGATCGCGGCGGCGACTGGCGTAGCGGGGTAACTAAATGGCGGAAGTCGAGATCGCAGGCGGGCGCTACCGGATCAACCGGATGAATGTTTTCGATCAGGCGCATGTCGCCCGGAAAGTTGCACCGATCTGGTTCACCATGATGGGCGGCTACGCCGAGATCGCGAACAAGGCCCAGCAGATCAACGGTCACTTGGCGATGGCAAACGGCGAGGACGAGGGCGGCATCCCGACGCAGACCATGTTCGAAGTAATGATGCCGATCTCGGAAATCCTGGCGAAGATGACGGACGACGACGTCAACTATGTGATCTTCAAGTGTCTCAGCGTCTGTGACCGGTGGAACGGGTCGAACTGGGCCAAGATGGCGCAAGGGACGACGCTGATGTTTCAGGAGACCACGACCCTGGAGGTCCTGATCAACTTGGTCATGGCGGTGGTCAACGAAAATCTCGCCCCCTTTTTGCCAGGGTTACTTGGCGGCCAGAGTTCGCCGGCAGAGGATTCCCCGTCCCCGTCGAGTTCGTAACGATGCACGATATCGACGAGCAATGGGTCCTGCGGCCCGTTGCTCTCGGCATGTGTCGCTACGAATCCTTGCTCGACGGCACGCTCAGTCTCGACGATATCGAGATGATGAACGAGTACGCGACGGTCGATCAGGAAAACCAAAATCGGGCTAACGAGGCGATGAGGCCGCGCGATGGCTGACGTCATCAAATCGTTTCAGGTCCTCCTCTCCTACACCGTCAATAAGCAGTCGGCGGCGCAATTCGCCGAGTCGATAGAGAAGACGAGCCACTTGGTTCGCAACTTCGCCGTCGGCGTCGTCGGCTTTATGGCGAGCGTCGAGGAGTCGGTTCGCCGAACGGCGGTCCACTTCGAAAATCTGTTTTATCTGTCACAACAGACCGGCGTCGCGGTTCAGCAGCTTCAGGCCGTCGAGTTTGCCTTCGGGCAAATCGGGCTGAGCGCCAAGGACGCCGACACGGCGATTTCCAGTCTGCAATCGTCGCTTCTCGACCGGCCAGGACTGAGGAACCTAGCGGGGGCCTTTACCGGCGCGACGACACCCAAGGAAATCCTCGATCGCTTCCGCGACCAGTACGCCGAAGTCCTCAAGATGGGGGGACAGGCGCAAGTCTTCGCGGAAGCGCAGCTGCGGCGGCGGATGCGGCGGTTCGGGATTGACCCGGACATGGAGCGTCAGCGGGCGCTCAACCGCGACCAGGAGATCGAGTGGTCGAAGAAGGCTGAGGAGATTTATCACGCCTTCGGTCTGAACAGCGAACTGGCGGCAAAGCAGTCCGTCAGCGTGATGAACGACTGGCGGCTGGTTTGGGAGGAGGTCAAGACCGGCTTCAACGTGCTGAGCATCCACACGATGCCGCTGCTCGACAAGCTGTTCAAAGACTTCGCCCACTGGCTTGCCGGACCTGGGGCCGAACACGTTAAGCGATGGACCAAGATACTCGACGACTGGATCAACGACCCGGAGACGATCCCAAAAATCGAGAAGTTCTTTAGCGACATAGGGACCGCGCTCGGCAATATTGCGACGGAGATAGAGAAGGCTTTTACCAAGGAGAATATCGAGAAGTTCAACAAGGCCCTCGATCAACTCGATAAGATTCTCGTCTTCGTCGGCAATCACGTTGAGTGGATTATCGGTCTGTTTGTCGCCGGTCTCGGGATCAAGGCGGTAGCTGCCGTCGTCAAGCTCTACGAGAACATGAAAAAGATCGCCATGCTTGGTGGCGGCATGGGCGCTGGCGGTCCTGGCGGCGGCGCTGCCGCAAAGCCCGGCAGTGCTGCTAGCTTTAAGCCGGGCGGACGAACAAATATCGGCGGCTGGTTGGCGTTCCTGCCGTGGCTCGCGGCGGCGTATGAGGTCGCCAACGCGGACGCCGAAGATTTCGACCCGAACTCGGCAAAGAACAAAAAGAAGCAAGCGGACATTCAGAAGTCACTCGACGAGACGACCGGCGGATGGTTCTCAAAAATCTTTGGCGCGCCGGGGCGCGCTCACGATGCGATCCGCAACTGGTTTAGCCCGGATCGTCCGCACAGTTACGGCGGGTCGCCGATCCCCGGCATCGGGGCCGAAGGCGACCTGAACCTTCTCCTCCAGGGGTTCCAGCACTGGTGGTCCGGGTCGGAGGCGTTCCATCCCTACGTCATGGTCGTCCCGGCTTTCTGGGAGCGGCTGATCGAGGCGATCCGCGACGCGCTGAACCTCAAGGCGGACGGGACCCCGCGCGACAAGCGAGGCGGCAGCGATAACACTGGCGCGGCGAGTTCCGCCGGCACCCCACCGAGCCAGTCCGGGACCGCCGCCCCGCCCGCTTCCGGCGGTGGTCCGATCCAGGGCGAGGGGACGACGTGGTACACCGGCTCGGCCCCGGCCCATTTCGCCGAAGGTCACGACCAGGGATGGCAGAAGGGCGGCTTCAACTTCGCCGGTATCCGCGCGCCCTCGCGCATGGGCGGGTTTCGGACCTATGCCAGCGAGTTCGCCGGGGTCGCCGACGCGGCGCGGCTCCTGATGAGCAGCACATACGCGGGCGGCGGCATCGACACGATGCGCGGCATTATCCAAAAATGGGCACCGCTCTTTGAGAACCCGAGCCAGCCGCAGATGATGCGGCGCGCCCAGGCGGCGCTGGGCGATATCGACAAGCACTTGAACCTCCAGGACCCGGCGATCCTGGCGAAGGTTCTCGACGTCATGCAGCAAAACGAGTTTGGCGGTCGCCGGAACGTCTCGCCGGAAAAGCTCCAGGAGTACGCGACGCGCTATCTCGGTGGCGAGCAGCCGGGCGGCGGCATGGGACCGAAGCCGGGCGCGCCGGTCGTCGCGGGCGATCAGCCCGGAGGACCCCTGGCCGGCGGGCCAGGAACGGGCCGGGTCCGATGGGACCCCGGCAGGGTCGATATGAGCAAGGTCCGGCCTGCGCTGGCTGAGACCCTGAAAGCGGCATCGGCCTTTATGCCGGAAGGCTACAGCATCGTGGCGACGGCGGGCCAGGGAGGGCCGGCACAGGGTCATTCGCCGGGATCGCAGCACATCAGCGGCAACGCGATGGACGTCAAAATCCTCTATAACGGGCAGCCGATACCCAATCGCGGGGCGGACGTCACCGGCATGTACACCCGGCTGGCGCACGAGTGGTATCAACAGGTCCTCAAGCTGCACCCGGAACTGGCGAGTAAGGCTGCCTGGGGCGGCGAATTTGGCACGAGCCGGGCGAACCGATACGAGCCGGACCTGATGCACTTCGATTTCGGCGGTCGCGCCCATCGCGCCTATATCCGGCAGGCGGCGTGGATGTATGCCGATAAGCCAGGGACCACGACCAATAATCAGGTCGTCACGGTGAACGTGAACGGCACGGCTCATCCTGACGACGTTGCCCGGCACGTGGTCCGCCATATCCACGAGCGGCGGCAGGCGCAGATCACCGGGCGCAACGCGAGGACGGCCATTGGCTGACGCTCCTCCTGGCGGTTTTAGCACGGTACGCGGCGGCTCTGGGCCGACCGAAATTCCCATCGGCGACTCCACGCCGACCGCGCCCGCGTCCTTTCCCCAGGTCAGCAACCCGCAGGAGACCACGGCGCAAAATCAGCCGTGGGGCGTCAACGCATCCGAGCGGGTTCTCGACACGCAGGGCCGGTCCCAGGGCCGGCAGGGACAATGGCTACGGAAGTGCAGTCTTGTTGCCTATGGCGCAGCGTCTAACCCTAACCAGGGAGACTTCGGCGGCGGCGGCGACAAGGGGGCGAGCCAGGGCGGTATCGAACTCAGCAATATGCGGATCACGTTCGACCTCCATTTGACCGTCGATTCGCAGCCGAACCAGCTTCACGCGCGGGTCTACAACCTGTCGAAAAAGACCCAGGATCAGGTCAAGCAGTTTGGCCGCATTCAGCTGGCGGCGGGATATCAGACCGATAACTACGGCACGATCTTCGATGGCTCGGTCGCGATCTATATCGTCGGCAAGGAGAGCGCGGTCGATTCCTATCTGGAGATATTCGCGGGCGACGCCGACACCTACATCAACGGCTCGACGTCGGTTCTGACCTTCCCGGCGGGGACGACCCCGGAGGACAAGGTCAAGAAGCACACCGAACAGATGGGGCTAAGGGTCGGCACGATTAACATGGGGCCGGGCGGCAAGCAACCGAGCCTCAGAGCCTCGGCCTATTGCGGGATGTCCTGGCGCGCGATCCGCGACCTGACCAACGCCTGCAGCTCGGACTGGTACGTCGAGAACGGCACGGCTCACGCGATTAGCTGGAATGGGTATCGCGAAAGCGAGGTCGTGATCCTGTCGCCGAAGACCGGGCTGGTAAATATCCCAAAGGTCACGCCGGACGGGATCGAAGCCGAGTGCCTGCTAAATCCAAAGCTGCGGCTCGGCACGCTAGTCCAGATCGACACCGGGCTGCTGACCGACGTTCCGTTTATCCCCGGCGACCCGAAACCGTTCTCAGGGACCGATCCACAGACCGGAACGTCGATGGGCGATTGGAGCTTTGAGGCCCCGGCGCTAAGTCCGACCGGGGTCTACAAAATCCTCACGTTGGGCCATAATGGGGACACGCGCGGCAATCCATGGTACTCGCATATCGTCTGTGTCGCCGCCGGCCAGGACGGTACGCTCCTGCAAGGCGCGTGGCACGGCAACGCGCTCGACCGGACCATGGTCCCCGCGACCTCGCTGGGGACGCCGGGCCGTGGTCAGAACCCCGGCAACGCGCCCGCGCTCGCGCCAGGAGGGTTCCGCCGTGCAAGGTAACCCCTGGACCCCCGGTATCTTCGTCCCCTATCCGCGCTCGGTCGGCGGGATTGTCGCCCAGGTCTGGATTTCCGAACAGGAGCGGGACGAGCTACACATAACGGAGCATCCCGTCGAACAGGGCGCGCCGATCTCGGATCACGCTTATAAGCGCCCGTCGGAAGTAATCATACGTTGTGGCTGGTCCGCCGGGTGGGCGGGCGACCTTAGCGACACGAGCGGGGTCTACGGCACGCTTCTGGCGTGGCAATCGGCGCTGCAGCCGTTCGATCTCTACACGGGCAAGCGCCACTACCGCGACATGCTCCTCCAGGGGATCGTCGTTTCAACCGACCAGAGCAGCGCCTTCGTCCTGATGGCCGAACTGATCTGCAAGCAGATCATTATCGTTTCGACCCAGACGGCGCAGCTGCAATCGTATTCTTCGGACTCGACACAGCAAAGCGATCCTGAATCGACCTCGGCGCAGACCAAGAACGGCGACCAGCAGCCTAAACCGACGACGACGAGCGGGGGATTTAACACGGTGCGGAGCGGGACCGGGCCGACCGAGATACCGCCGGGTGAAAATCCCGGTGCGCCCGCGACGGGCGGATTTAGCTCGGTACGCACGGGGACCGGGCCGACCGACATACCGCCCGGCGACGCTTCGGGAAGCCCAGGGAACGACGCGACCGTCACCCAATCGGTCTACCTCAACACGACGTCCGAACAGCTGGGCGACAAGGGCTTCACGCAGCCGTCGCCGATGGCGCAGTCTTCGGGCTTCTGATGTTCAACTACGAAATCCCGACCGTCTCCGGTCATCCATTCACCGAGCGCGTGACCGTCCTCGGCGTGACCTACAGTCTCTATTTTTGCTGGAACTGGGTCAGCAAGTGCTGGGTCCTCGACCTCTGGGACCAGACCGGCACCGTCCCGATCCTTCGCGGTATCCCTATCGTGACCGGGTGCGACCTCCTGGAGCAGTTCGCCTACCTCAGCGCCGCGCCGGTCGCGGTCGGTCGCTCGATCCTTACGGCCATGACCATCGGTCCTGGCGTCCCGCCCGACGACGTGCCGACCTTCACCAATCTCGGGAAGGAAGGGCATCTCTTTATCTCGACGCCATAGGGGGTGCCATGGCCGACGGCGGGAATGGCGGCAACGGCCTGTTTGATCCGCGCGAGCGATACGACCATGAGGAGGAGACCGACCGCCGGGTTGTCGAGGCTGACCGTACCCATTTGTGGACCTCGCTGCCGGCGGCGATCCATCAGCCCGATGACGGGCGGAACGTCGTCCAGATACAGCCGACGATCAAGTTGCGGCAGTTCAAACCGGACGGCTCGGACCAGTGGGTCCAGATGCCCATCCTCCAGGACGTGCCGATCTACTACCCGTCAGGTGGCGGTGTGACCCTGGTCCTGCCGGTCAAGCAGGGCGATGAGGGGCTGGCGATCTTTGCGTCTCGCTCGATAGACAAATGGTGGCAACAGGGGCAGCCGCAGGAACAGACCGACGCGCGGATGCACGACATCAGCGACGCCTTCATGTTCCCCGGCTTCAGGTCGCAACCGAACAAACTGAATCCAGCGCCGGACAACAAGACGTTCCAGATCAGGACCGACGACGGCAAAACCAACTTCACGTTCGACCCGCAGAATAACGGGTCGATTACGATGAACACGCCGAACAATCCGACGACGGTCGCCGGCTCGGCTTTCAACACAAACGTCCAGAACAGCAACCTCAAGTCGGCGAACCAGATCACGCTCGACACGCCGCAGACGACCCACACCGGGAACGTCAAGGCGCGCGGTCGCGTCGATGCCACAGGCGGGTTCTATATCAACGGCGTGCCGATTGGGGGCGGCGGCGGCGGGGGTGGGGGAGGCGGCGGGGGAAGTAGTATCACGCCCAGCCCGAACCCGCCGACGCTCGACGTCCTGCCGGGCGACCTCTGGTACGATATGGACGGGGGCCAGTTGTACATCTGGGTGGACGACGGGACGTCCGACCAGTGGGTTGTCTGTAATCCTGGGATGATCGGCCCGCCGGGGCCGCCGGGGCCGATTGGTCCGCCGAACGGCAACACGATCTGGCACGGGTCCGGCCCGCCATCGAACGCTATCGGGCAGGCCGGCGATTTCTATCTCGACACGTCTAGCCATTTTATCTGGGGTCCGAAGACCTCGGTGGGGTGGCCTCCCTCCGGGACCTCGCTGGTCGGGCCGCAAGGTCCGCAAGGGACACCGGGGCCGCAAGGTCCGCAAGGGATACAGGGAACGGTCGGGCCGCAAGGTCCGCTCGGGCCGCAGGGGCCGCAAGGCGATAAGGGCGACACCGGGGCGACTGGCGCTACGGGCGCAACCGGGCCGACCGGCGCGACCGGCACGGCGGCGACAGCAACCGCCGGAACGACGACGACCGGCGCGCCCGGCACCAACGCCAACGTCGTCAATGTCGGCACGACCAGCGCGGCGGTCTTCAACTTCACGATCCCGCGCGGCGATGTCGGGCCGCAGGGGCCACAGGGTAATCCGGGGACGTCGGGGTATCAGGCCGGGCCGGGCCTGACGATCAACAGCGGTACGACCCCGCCGACGATTGACGTGGTTACGCCGTATCTGCCGCTAACCGGTGGGCATCTCGCCGGGCCGGGCAACCTCCAGATGGATGGGACGCTATCGGCGGGGTTCAACCTCCCGGCGGACTCAGCGGGAGGTCAAGTTATCGCGGCGGGTGTCAGCACCTGGGGCGGCGGGTCGGTCGCCTTCAACGCCTATTTCTCCTCGGCGACTTCCAACTGGAAGCTGATGAACGCCGGGGTTGCTAATCTTATCGCCCTGACCGGCAACACATTTAATTGGCAGACGGCCCCGACCGGGGCGGCTGGGTCTACCCCGACCTGGACCTCGCGGGTGACGTTCGACAGCGTCGGGAATATCTGGACCGGCGGATACATCTACGCGGCGAACTACGGTGTCGGGACCGGCGCGACGACGAGCCAGGGGACCTTTGGCTTCTGGAACGGTAACGGGCCAGCGATCCAGGTCTATGGCAGCGCCAGCGCCGCGCCTAATCAGATCCGCTATATCGCGTCGGGCGGGCATTGGTTCTCGGGCGGCGGCAACGTCGTCCTGACCAACAGCAACAGCTACTACGGGACCAATGCCGCCGGGACGGCTTATATCCCGCTGATCGGCGTGGATAACGGGAACAATATCAATATCGGCGGGTCGGGAGCCAGCTGGATTAACGTCTCAAATAGCGTGACGTTCTACGGCGGTTATCTCGTCATGAACAACACGGACGGCGGTGGCTACAGCGGCAGATTTCAGCTAACCAATTCTAGCGCCGGGACGACGAACCCAAACAAATACTTGCGGGTCAACCAGACCGGCGGGCTGGAGTTTATCAATAGCGCCTTCTCGGCGGTTATCGCCTCACTGAGCGATATCGGCACTTTCAGTATCAATGGCGAACTGATCAGCACGCTCGGCGCTGGCAATTATGGAGGTCTCAGGCTCGTCGGCGGCAATTACGGTGCGATGTTCCGCCAGGACGGCAGCAATTTTTATCTCCTGCTGACCGCCTCGGGTAGCCAATACGGTTCCTGGAACGCCCTGCGGCCCTTCACGGTCGGCATGGTTGACGGCTCGGTCAGCTTCGGTCATCGGGTCAACTTCAACAGCGGTCTCTATTTCGCCAACAATGTCGAAATCTACGGCACCGACACGGGCGGCACGACCTATCCGGTCTTTTATGCTTTTTACACCGATAACCAGACTTACGTTGGCGAACCAAGCCATAATACGCACTTTCGCGGCGCGACGATTTATTTCGACGTTAGCGGGGGCAGTACCTCTTGCACTTGGAACGGCGGCTGGTTCCAGTTCAACTGTTCGCTCAGAGCCGCCGATTTCTACTCAAACGGCAATCTGAACACTGCCGGCGTCCTCTACGTCGGCAACAGTGGGCCGTCTTGGCAGAGCCAGAGCGGCAACATGTACTCGCCGCAGACCGTCATCAGCGGCGGCAACCTCCAGGCCAATGGCGGCGTCGTTTACATCAACGGCATGTACTGGCAGAATAACTCTGGCTACATGTATTGCCCGTGGCCGCTCCACACCGACAATTACCTCAACACCAATGGCGTCGTCTGGCAGAACAACGGCGGCTGGGCCTACACGGGTAGCCCCTTCAATTCCGGCAGCGATATTGCCGCGAACGGCGTGCTGAGAGCCGGGGGGACCGGCGGGCCGTACTGGCAGGCCAGCGGCGGCAATATTCAGTGTTCGGGTAATGTCATTATTAGCGGCGGCGTCTGTTACTACAGCGGCGACACGTCTTACTATATCCAGGCGACCGGCGGGTACCAGTACGGCTCAAAGGTTCTCCTGAACAACGGCGTCCTCCCCAACTCAAACAACGCCGTGAGTGACGGTCTCTCGGGTAACGCTTACGCACAGGTCGCCGCGTACTGGTTCAATAATCCGTCGGGCCGGGCCGAGAAGACCGATATCGCCGACTTGCCCGGCGGCGCGCTCGACAGGGTCACCGCGTTGACGCCGCGCGTCTTTCGCTGGAGAGACGAGCCTCGGGGCGCAGGCATGATCAACTTCACGCCAGAGGAGGACATACCGCCTCTCCACCCGCAGGTTTTGCGGATTAAGGCAAAGATACACAGCGGATTTATCGCCGACGAAGTGGCGAGCGCGCTTGGCGAGGATTTTGGCGGCTACGACCGGGACGAATGGGGGCGCGAAGCCATCAACTACAATGAGATAACTGCCGTGTTATGGAAGGCCGTGCAGGAACTGGCGGCTGAAGTGCAATCCCTGAAAGCGAGGCTCGCGTGACCGAATATACCGACCTTCCCCGCGCCAACATGCTTTATGGTGAGAGCGAGCGGACCCAGGCGGCGGTCTCCAATCTCGACGGCGGGGGAGGTCTGCTGAATTTTACCGTTGGCCCTCCTCCCGCGCCAACGAATCAGCCGCCGCCCGTCGTACCGACGATAACGACCGGGGTGTCGGTTACCATTACCCTGGAGCGGCCCGCCTCCGATGCGCTTCTCGCCGATCTTCGGGCATGGCTCGTTCAACGGCAGGCGGCGATTAACGAGGAACTGGCGACGCTGGAGATCAATAATCCGCCGCCGCCGCCGGGTCCGCCCTCCCGGCGCGGATAATGGCCCTCGACTGGCCCGATAGCCCGACCGTCGGGCAAATCTACTCGCCCGGCCCGCCGTCGAATAACTCGTGGATTTACGACGGCGAAAAGTGGGAAGCCAACAATACGATGCCGGTCCCTGGTCCGCCGGGGCCGACCGGGCCAGCGGGTCCCCGTGGGGATACGGGCGCAACCGGGCAAACCGGGCCGCAAGGCGCGCAGGGTGTGCAGGGGCCGCAAGGGCTACAGGGTGTCGCTGGGCCGCAAGGTCCTCAGGGCGCGCAGGGCGCTACGGGTCCGCAAGGTCCGCAGGGTGTCGGCGGCGACGCCGGGTATATCGCCGGTCCTGGCCTGAAGATCACCGCGACCGCGCCGCAGCAGACGATTGACGTCGCGACGCCGTATCTCCCGCTTGCGGGCGGATCGCTTAGCGGGACGCTCGGGGTCGGCGGACAGGGGATCAGTTATCTCGGTTACCCCGGCACGGGGTCGGGTCACCGGATCGCCTTTGGCTGGGACGGCGCGAACCTCCTCGGCTATATCGACGGGGCGGCGACCGTCACTATCGCGACGCAGGGCCAGCTCAGCGGCTACTTGCCCTTGTCGGGCGGCACCCTCAGCGGTCAGCTGACCGTGAACGCGCCGATCCAGGTCAACAACAACATCATCAAGGCGACGGCGGGCGGCTCCGGGTGGGTCCAGTTTAATCCCGGCACGCCGAGCAATTCCGGCTATACGGCGTGGTACGACCCAAACGGGACCCGCATGGGCTATATGGGCTGGGACCCGATCTCGTCCGGTCATTTGAACTTGCACCTTGAGGCGGTCGGCCAGTTCTACGTTTGGGGTCAGATCGCGTCCGCCGGGAGCGGTGCCGGTCTCGTCTTCTATGACCGGAGCAGCACTTATCAGTGGCAGTGGTACTGTTCGAACGGGAACGAAGCGCGCCTGTGGAACGGGGCCGACCGGTTCCGCATCAGCAGCGACGGCACGCTTTGGCTCTACATGAATTGTGTCCTGCCGAACGGGCGGTGGCTCTACGGCTACGACACGGGCGGCTCGGTCTGGACCCTTATCGGGATGAATACCGACAACCAGATTTATATCGGGGCCGACAACAACCACACGATCAAGTTCCCGAACATCAATTTCTTCACGAGCGGCCAGATCAACACCAACGGCGGGGTCTCGGCGACGGGCGAGGTCTACTCGTCGCACTCGATTGCGACCGGAGGCTATCTCTGGGTCAATGGCTGCCAGTGCATCAACAATGGCGGCTGGTTCTACAGCTACTCGTCCTTCAATTCGGGCGGCGACATCGCGGCGAACGGCTATCTGCGGGCCGGCGGGACCGGCGGGCCGGCTTGGTCGAACAATGGCGGCTGGATGTACACCGGCAGCGGTATGCGCTGCGGCGACTTCCAGACGGACGGCAACGTCAATCTGCTAAATCGCGGCACGATCTGGTGCGGCCCCGTCTCCTCAAACTCCTCTGTCGCCGGCACTTACCTCTACTCGTCGGGGGACGTCCGCGCCGACGGCTGGGTCTATATCGGCGGGCTGAACTGGCATAACTGGGCGAACTACATGCGCTGCGACAGCTGCCTGTGGACGTCCGGCGGCATCCTTCTCGACAACAACAATGCGTCCTGCGGCCTTGGCGGCAACGCCTGGGCGCAAGTGGCGAGTTATTGGTTCAACACGGTGAGCGGGCGCGCTGAGAAGACCGATATCGCGCCCCTGAGGGACACGCTCGCGGCAGTCCGCGCGCTTCAGCCGGTAAATTTTCACTGGCGCGAGGAGGGGACGCTGATCCATGACGAGCGCGTTGAACGCCGGCTCCACGCCGGGTTTATCGCCGACGAGGTCGCGGCGGTCCTCGGCCAGGACTTCGGCGGCTATACCAATCGCGACGGTCACGAGGGAATTGCCTATTCGGAATTGACAGCGGTTCTCTGGCGCGCGGTACAAACCCTCGCCGACGAACTTGAAACCCTCAAAAGGAGAATGATCCAATGATGTCAGGACAGCCGCTCAGTCAGCAGCCCGTGCAGGCCGACGCCCAGATGACGGTCGTCCTCCAGGCGCAGCAGTGGAATGGGGTTCTCGGCGCGCTGGCAAAAGCCCCCTACGAGGTCGCCGCGCCGCTGATCCAGGCGATTGGCGAACAGCTTCAGCAGCAGGCGGGGGCGCAGGCGGGGCCACAGCCCGGCGCGACGCCGATGCCGAACGGCTCCGATCATCCCGGCGCGTCCTAGCGCATGAGATACCGCAAGCTCGACCAGAACGGCGACATGCAGTTTGGTCACGGCGAAGCGGATTTCTGGAAGGACGACGCCGACGCGGTCGGGCAATCGGTCAAGACGAGGCTCTTGCTCTTTACCGGTGAGTGGTTCCTGAACCTCGCGGACGGGACGCCCTGGGGCGGGTTTCCGCTTAATCCGGTCGTCGTCGAACAGGGCCGTATCCTGGCCGAGCAAACCCGGATAACGCGCGAGGCGGCGATCCGCGACCGGATTATCTCGACCTACGGCGTCCTCAACATGCCGACCTGGGGTTCTAGCTTTGACCCGACGACCCGGACCTTCAGCGTCAACGCGACCATCAACACGATCTACGGCGGGCCGCTCTTTATCACGGCTGCCTCGGCTCCCGGAGCGCATCCGACGGTCGAACTCAAGGTCTACGATAGTAATCCCCGTCCGGCCTCGCCGACCCTCCAGCGACTGCCGAAGCCGGCCAAGGAGCCGATCAGAGCGCGCTCTACCGTGTGGAGGTAAGGCATGACTGTTCCGGTCGTCTCGATTGACGGCAACGGCATTGCCGCGCCGCTCTTTACCGACGTTCTCTCCTGGCTCCAGGCGCAATATCAGTCGATCTACGGCGAGGACATCAATATCGCGGCGGACACGCAGGACGGCCAGTGGCTCAGCGTTATTGCCTCGGCTATCCACGACGCGAACATGACTATCGTGGACACTTACAACGCGTTCAGCCCGACCTACGCCCAGGGCGCGGGTCTCTCCAGCGTCGTCAAAATCAACGGCATTCGCCGGCTCATGTCATCGACCAGCACGGTCAACGTCCTGTGCGTCGGGCAGGCCGGGACCGATATCAGCGGTATTGCCCTCGGCGATAATCTGAACCTGAACACGCAGTGGATACTGCCGGGGACCTTTGGCAGCGGCACGCTGATTATCCCGCCCTCGGGTCAGGTCGAGGCGACGGCGGTGTGTAGCGTTTCCGGGTCGGTCGGGGCCGGTATCGGCTCGATTACCCGTATCCTGACTCCCGTGCCTGGGTTTCAGACGGTGACCAACGATTTCCCGGCTGTCGTCGGCGCGCCGACCGAGAACGACGCCCAGTTGCGCCGCCGGCAGACGATCTCGGTTGCCAATCCGAGCCAGACCATCGTCGTCGGCATTCAGGGCGCAATCTCTAATCTGGAGGGCGTTCAGCGGTGCATGGTCTACGAAAATCCGACCGCCGCGCCGGACGCGAACGGGATACCGGCTTACTCGATGGCGGTCGTCGTCGAGGGCGGCGACGCCCAGGCGATTGCCAACATGATCGCGCTGCGCAAGACACCGGGTTCGCCGACCTTTGGCACCACAAACATTATGGTCTACGACGTCCGGGGCATCCCGACGCGGATCAACTTCTTCGAACTGATCCTGGTCCCGATCACGGTGCAGATCACGGTGACCGCGCTGGCCGGCTTTACCCAGACAATCCAGAACAATATCCAAGCCCAGGTCGTGGAGTTCCTGTCCACGCTACCTATCGGCTATGACAGCTACCTGACCAAGTTGATCGCCGCGACCGAACTCCCGGAGCCGGACGGTCTCACCTATGACGTGACCAGCGTGTTCCAGTCGCGCGACGGCGGACCACCGCAGAATATCGACGTGTCGGTCTCGTTTATCGAAGCCGCCTGGGCCGATCCGACGACCGTAGCCGTTACCGTCCATCTGCCGAGCCAGCAGACCGGCCAGACCCGCCGCAGGCGATAGGGGGAAGCATGACCGTTATCTATTCGAACGCCCTCAAGGATACCCGGATGACGGCGGTTGTCACCGCGTGCGACGCCGGCCCCGGTCCCGCGACGATGGAGATTTGCAGCGCGACCTACGCATCGGTCCTGGTCATCCTGACCCTGCTAAAGCCGTCCTTTACCGAAGCAGCGCAGACTATCACGGTCTCCGGGGTGCCGATTACCGGGACGGCGGCGGCTTCAGGGACGGCGGCGATAGCGCGGATCAAGGATAGCGCGGGCAATGTCGTCGTGCAGGGCCTGACGGTTGGCACGACCGCCGCCGATGTGATCGTCAACACGACGACGATCAACACGGGCGACCCGCTAATCCTGACGAGCGGCACGATTACCCACGGGTAATTAGCCGATGGCGAACGCGGTCCTCGGGGCCTCCGAAGCTCCCGACAGCGCATCGTTTAGGCTAGGCCCGCCCCCCGCTTATCTCCACGCGACCGAACCGACCGATACCGCGCGGTTCACGACCCAGCCGTACAAGACGATTGCCCTGGCGGTCGTCGAGCCGCCGGACCTCGCCACGTTTCGCACCCGCCAGCTTAATCGGGCGCACCTCGCCGCGACCGAACAGCTGGACGAGGCGACGTTCGCTATCCACCAGCGCAATACCGCCGCCCTGGTCGCGAAGGAAGCGCCCGACCGGGCGACGTTCCGAGTCGGGGTGGCGAACCATGTCGCCCTGGGAGCGACCGACGCGCCGGACGTCCCTCGATTTCATATCGGGAACGTCACCGCCCATTTCGCCGTAACCGAGCGGCCCGACGCGGCCAGCTTCAGGGCTAATCGCGCGAACGGCGCGTGGCTCCGGGCGCATGAACCATGCGACGTCGCCGCCTTCCATATCCGCAACAACCACGGCTATATCGCCGCGACGGAAGCGCCGGATCATGCGGCGTTTCGGATCAACTCGCCGGTCCATGCTCACTTCGCGGTCACCGAGCCGGCGGACAGAGCGGCGTTTATCTACTTTACCGCTAAAGTCGTCGTCGCCTGGGCGTCGTCCGAAGCGCCGGACAACGCCGCCTTCACGATTGGCGAGCCAGCCGAGCCGCCGTGCGAGCCGCGCTGGACCCGGCCCGTCGATTACTACCTGAACCTGATCACGAGCGAACATAATCAGCGCCCAAACTACATGACGACGGTCGCCGATACGATCCTGCCGATAGTCACCGATACCGGGACCGTTGCCGCGATCCCGTGCCTCTATGATATCGACGTGGCGGTCGGCGCTCAATTAGACGTTGTCGGGCAATGGGTTGGCAAGTCGCGCTGGGTCGAAATCCCCAACGTGTTCTTCTCCTGGGACACGCCGGGACTGGGCTGGGATCAGGCGAACTGGCAGGGACCCTACGATACCGAGAACTCACTACAGCGGCTCGACGACTGGCACTACCGGCTCCTCCTCTACGCCGCGATTGTCGCCAATCACTGGGATGGGTCGGTCCCGGAAGCCTACGCATCCTGGGACGTGGTGTTCCGGGGGACCGGTCTCCAGGTCGTCATCCAGGACTGGGGCGATATGACCATGGCTTATGGGCTGCTCGGGCAGACTCAGCCCGACGCGGTCCTCCTCAGCCTGTTCCTCAACGGCGAGATGGACCTGAAGCCCGAGGGGATCGAGTTGAGATACTACATGTTCCAGTCGCTCCCCGGCGTGCCGCTATTCGCCTTTGACGGCGAGTCAACCTCGATTGCCGGGTGGGACCAAGGCCAGTGGGCTATCCTGGTGCCACCGGGCCAGGGCTACATTCCCGGAGCGCAAGGGGGTTTTGCATGAGCGAAGAACACATCCCGCCGACGACCCCCGGTCCCTATATCCCGATTACCGGGCGGTTCTACGGCGCGATGAGCGAGGCGAGCCTTGCCGGTGTCCGCTTTGGCGCGCAGGCCCCGCCGCCGACGGTTGAGCCGCTGACGCCCTGGGTCGGGCCTTACGGCACCGATTTCATTATCTTCGCCTGCGGCTCGGCGGGTAACTCGCCGAATGTGGAGGACATGCAATCCTATGGCACCGACCCGCAGACCGGGTCGGGCAACTTGCCGGGGATCGCACGCTCGGCTTTCGTCAACCGCTCGCTGCGCCAGGGGACCTTCGTCGCGGCGGCGATCTCGACCTTTATCGCCGGTCAACTGACGCTCTACGTTTACGATGACGGCGACCTCCTCAAGTATGTCAGCTACTTCAGCGAGGCGATCAACAAGCTAATCATCGCCGCCTTGCCGCCCGGCCCGAATCTCGGGCTGTACTTGCCCTTGGCCGGCGGCACGATGAGCGGTTTTATCGACTTCAATACCGGCGGTCCTTCAGTCCGCTTGCCCAACAACAGCTACTTCCTCGGGCGCGACACGGGCGGTGTGCAGCACGGCCTGATCGGGATGAACAGTTCGAACTTTATCCAGGTGGGATCGACCGGCGCTCCGGTCTCCTACGTCGGCGCGAGCCACAGCTTCAACAACAACGTCTTCCTGCCGAACTCTCTCGCCGTCAACAGCTTTAATGCCGCCGGGACCGCCAGCTATGCGCTGGCCTTTATCTACAGCGACAACAACCTCTATTTCGGGCCGGGACCGGCGTCGAGCTATTACCGGGCGGCGGCGGGCGGCAACCACTACTTCAATTCGGCGATTGTCCTGCCGAACAACGTCTTCCTCTGGGGGACGGCGACCAGCGGTTCCAACTTCCAGGTCGCCGGCATCGCCAGTGACAACGTGACCTATCTCGGGGACGGCACGCACGCGGTCACGATCCGCGCCCCGAACCTCAACATCACCGGGACGACGTGGCACCAGTCGAACGTGGTCGTGCCGAACAACGCTTGGTACTACGGCACAATCGCTAGCGGCTCGCCCTACAATATCCTCGGCATTCGCAGCGACAATGTCTGTCAGGTCGGGCAGGCGGGCCTCACCACCAACTACGCGGGCGCGTCGAACGTCTTCAACAACGGTCTCTACTGCTACAACAATATCGGGTTTGCCGGCGGCGCGTCGGTCACGCTCAACAATAACGCCTATTATTACGGTGCCGACACGGGCGGGACCCAGTGGGCGCTCATCGGCATGGGCTCCGACAATCAGGTCTATATCGCGGTCAACGGCAACCATAACGTCGTCATCGAGGGCAACGTCTATCTCGGGGCCAGCATCAACATCCCCGGCAACTGCAGCGTCGGCAGCTGGCTCTACGCCGGGGGTGTGCAAAGCTGGGGCGACGTCCACGCCAACGGCTCGCTCTATGTCGGCGGCATCCAGCTCTACAACAACGGCGGCTGGTTCTATACGGGTTCCCCGATCCTCAGCGGCAGCACTATTCAAGGCGCTTATCTCTATTCGTCCGGCGACATTCGCGCCGCCGGGGCGCTGTGGGCCGATGGCATCCCGATGTTTAACCAAGGCTCGGGCTACCTCCAGATCAGCGCCACGCCCTATCTACCCTACGGGCTGCTGACCGCCAACATGCACTCGCTCGGGAACATCAACGTCGATGGCAGTGCGGTTATCAACGGTTGCATCTTTGTCGGCGGTCTTCAGCTTTGCCAGTCGGAGGGTTACTGGGATTTTCGGGCCGGGATGATCGTCTACGGCAACAGCTGGTGGCCGAATTCGATGAGCCACGCTTTTGGCATCTGGGGCCAGGGGTGTCAGGTCTCCTCGGGCGACGATTTTTTCTGCTGGGGCGGGTTTTACGCGGGCGGCGATTTCCGTAATCACGGGTTTGGCGCGGCGTCCGGCAATGACACCGGCCAGGGGCCGTGGATTTCCCTGCTGAGCAGCAACGCCGCCAAGTACGGCTCGTTCTGGAACGATTATTCGGACGAGCGGCTAAAGAAGAACATCGAGCCGTATCAGCGTGGTCTCGCCGACGTTCGACGACTGGAACCGCGTGTTTACGAGTACAATGGCGCGTTTGATATGTTGCTCGATTACGAGCGGCACGTCGGCCTGATCGCCCAGGAGGTAAAGGCGGTTATCCCGGAGATGGTCAAAGACCAGTACGAGACCTCGCACACCCTCGATGAGCCGATCATGGCTCTCGACGTCGCCCCGCTCTTTTACGCGATGCTCAACTCGATCAAGGAACTGGCCTCGCGCGTCGAGGCGCTGGAAGCAGGAAGGGCTTAGCCGATGGCACTCTCGATTGACGCTCTGAACATGTATAGCGCAGCGGCGCGGACGCTGCTGGAGAGCATCGCCCCGGAGACGGGCGAGGACTATCTGGCGACCGACGAAATCAATCTGGCGATCCGGCGCGCCCGCGCGATTACCAGCGCCGTCTCGACGATCCTGTTTTCGCTCCATACCCAGGATACCGTGCCGCCGATAGGGGTCGGGATACCGGCCAACTGGAAGGTTCAGCAGCCGCCGCCGCCGAAATCCTAACGAGGGGAGAGACCCATGCCCGATGTCGCCACAATCCCGATTGCCAACGAGCTTTACCAGCAGCTGGCGGTCGTCAATGACGCCATAGCGATGCTCGGTCTGGCCGGGTCGAGCATCACTTACGCGACGATTTCACCACCGCCGCCGACCGATAATGCGCCGGCCTCGACGCCGCCGATGAGCATCAGCATCAGCCCGCCGATTGACGATCCGGCGGTCCTCAAAGGATTATCGGACGCGCTCCAGAAATCCGCCGACGTAATCAAAAAGGCCCTGGCCGCACTCGGCTATACCGACGCCGGTCCTCCGGGCGGGCCACCGGATATCCCGCCGGGCGGCGGTCCTCCCGAACTGCCGAAGCCTCCGGATTGGCCGGATGATCTGCCCTGGCCCCCGATCATGCCGCCCGTGATCCCGATGGCGCGGGTCTTTACCCCGCCGATGCGACCGCCGGTCACAGGCGCGTCGCTGGTCACCCCGCCGTCAGCCGCGCCGCCGCCGCCGCCCGATCCGATGCGGCGGTAATGGTGGGGCGGCACTGGAGCGAGGACGAGATCGCCACCCTGCGCCGCTGCGCGGAGGGTGGTCTGTCCTATGCACGGACGTCGGCTGCGCTTAAACTCGATGGGTACGAGCGCAGTCGCGACGCCGTCAATCACATGGCCCGGACCATGGGTATCCGGTTTTACGGGACCGCTGGTCGCCATCCGGTGCCGGTCTGCCCTTACGGGCATGATATCATCCGGTTTGGCCGGGGCAGCGACGGGCAGTGCCGGGAGTGCGCGAGACAGCAACGGCGCGTTCGCTACGCGCTTCGCATGGGGCTGAGCCATGTCAGACGAAACCGTCGATTTAGTCGAGGAGATGATCGACCTCGGGATAGCCGACGAAAGTTTGAGGCTGATCGAGATGATCCGACGGGAGGTTCCCAAGAACCGTATGTCCCTCGACCTACGATTCCAATGCGAGAAGCTAGAGGGTTTGATTTTTCAGTCCTCGCTCTGCCCCTAGGCATCATGGTCCCAAAGTCTCGCCGCTGACATATATCAAGAGTAGAGTTGCGGAACGCCGCTCGGGGATGACCGGCGTTCCTCCCTAAACTCATCTGGCCCTGCCCCAAAAGGGCAGGGCCTTTTTTATTGCCCGCCAGCGGCGATGACAGCGCACGCGCCAGTGTGGCCTGATAGGCCGCATATACCGGATCGCGCCGTCTGCGAGCCGCCAGCTGTGAGGGATCATCGGGGCCTCGTCTCGTATGTCAGTATCTGATTTAGGGGCCGGAACAGTGACGGGAAGGCGTTCTCGCCCTTCTCTAGCGCGGCTAGGGCCTTGGCGTTCTGTTGCTTGAAGGCGGCAAAGTCGGCTGGGGGCGCGCTCGCCGCCTGCATCGCCTTCAGCTTGGCGATGGCGTCGCGGTACCAAGCCTGGGTCCGCTCTCCATCGAACGGAATGATGAAGTCCTGGCCGTTCGTCTTTGGCGCTTCGGCGACCTCGCGGAGGTTCTTTGGCGCGTCGGCCCGCTGTTGCATGGTAAGCCGGTCGTGCAGTTCCGCCAGGGCCTTGACGATCTCGTGCTTGCCGTCATTGACCAGGGCGGCGCGGAGGTTGTGGCCGTTGTCCCACAGCGTCGCGATAGCCTTCGGGTCCTTTGCCGCTTTCTCCAGGAATTCGGTGTAGGCGGCAACCGCCTCGGCAACGCTGTCGAACTCAAAGACCTCGCCGACGCTGTCGCCAAAGCTGTAGGCCGGCGTGACCTGGGGCGCGCTACCAGCATCCGCGTCCCTCCCGGCAGGCTCGGCATCCTCGCCGGGGAGCGGCGGCATCTCGTCGTCGAAATCCCCCGGCTCCATCTCGGGCGGCAGGCGACCCTCCCGCTCCGGGGGGATGACCTCGGAGACCGGCGCGGCCTTGCGCTGACGCTGGCGCTTGGGGCCGTTCTCGGTCACGTCCTCGTCGCTGATCCGGGGCGGGGCGGCGACCTCGGCCAGCGGTATCTCGTCGTCGTCGGGCCGGTCGAACACGCGGGCAATTTCCTCGTCCTCGATGGGTACCCATTTTACCGCGCGGCGGAACACGGTCTTGCGCGCCATCTCGTTGTACTCGCGCTTCCACGGTGCATCGTCGCGCGTATTCTTCGAATAGGTGGTGCGGATGCGCTCGACCTCCGACTTGGGCATTACCTCGCGGATTAAGTCACCGGTCTTGAGCCGGATCAGGCAATAGACCCCGATCATCTCGCCCCGGTCCTGATCGAGTGGTGGCGCGCGGTGGCTGATCCGGGCGTCGTCGCCCATCTCGCGCTCAAAATAATCGTGTTCGCAGACGACCTCGGTGGTCACCGACAGGACATAGTTGGAGATCAGCTTCAGCATCCCCTTGTACATCGGGATGTACTGGACCTCCTTGCCGTAGGGTACCAGCGCCGCCTCGCGCCCGTCCGGGTACAACCCGTCCTGGGCGCAGCGGGCCAGGGCGCGGAACAGGGACGCCCGGTCGCATTTGTGCTGAAGGTCGGGGAAGAAGGTCAGCGTCGATTGGATGACGCGGACCAGCCGGCCCTGGTTGCAGGCGATCCGCGAGGGGAAGGCGACCGCCATTTGCGGCGCGTATAGCTGGACCGCTTGGTTGAGCGGCAGCTTCATCAGGTCCTGGTTTGTCGTCTCGGCCATTAGCATCTCCTGATCCGGGTGTCTTCCTCCAGCGTAAAGCTCACGCCGGGGATGGTGGGGTCCTTGCCTTCGGCGATCTGCCGGTTCATCTCGTCCTTGATGGCGGTCTCGTCCGGCATCCAGAACCGCGCCGGCAGGGTCTCGGGGTCGGCGACATAAAAAGTCCAGCGTTTGACGGCATAGGCGGTTGCGCCATGCTCGCCTTCAATCCGCACCGGCTGGTCCGGCATGTGCGCCAGGGCGTCCTGTTTATCGGCTTCCGCCTGCGCGGCCTCGGCCTGCCGGGTCAGCGCGACGGCCCCACGGCGGTTCCCCGCGTCCTCGGCCAGCTGTGCCTCTCGCCGACGATTGGCGGCGGCAGCGGCGGCTTCCTCGGCCTGTTGGGCTGCCTTGCGGCGAGCCTCCTCCTCGGCGATCCGCTGGGCGTCGGCCTTGGCCTGCCGGAAGCGCCTGACCCGCGCCTCGATGGGATTGACGACGTCGCGGTTAAAGGCTTCGACCCGGCGCAGATAGCGGGCGTCGATCCAGCGGCCCAGCGCCAGGATCGGCGACTTGTTCTTCTTGTGCGCCTTTTTTATCTCGGCTTCGGCGAGCCGGCACTGCGCGACCCAGGAGACCGCACGCGCGGCGACCGCCTCGCTGGGCAGCGGGTCGGGTATCTGGCCCTGGCCGACCTCCAACTCGGCGAGCCGGTCGAAAATCTGTTTGTCCTCGGGATCGAGGCGAGCTTGCAGGCGGGTCAAGAATTCGGGGTCATCGGGATCGTCGGGTGGCTGGTTGTGACCGAGACCGGGGGACATGGCATTCATTTTTTTACACCTATCGGTTCAGAAAAGACTGGGTTGTCGGGCAAGGTCCACCGCTCTGGTTGGGTTTGCCTCCGGCTCGTGTCGCGCGTGCTGCAGCGCCCTGTCGCGCACCAGGACCATTTTATGGTACTGGCGCGGCGTGATCCTGTAGCCCCTTTGCCATACCTCCAGCGGGTCGGCGTCGGTGCCGTTGATCGACGCGCGAAAACTCCAGAGCTGTTTGCCGGCGCACAGGCGGCGCTCAGTGGGACAGCACAGATTATCCTCGTCCTCCAGTTCGAACGGGCAATCGACCCAGATCAGGCAGGGGACCCAGGGACCGCCGCGCACCATCCGCGTGCGATAAAAACCCGGCTCGGGGACGTCGAGGAAGCGCGCTCCCCGCAGTCTCCAGGAAGGGTCAGCCGGCTTGCGAGCCATTTGAACAATTATAGCATGAGGCGTAAAATCCCGCCGCATTTTCAGGAGGACCGGATGACCAGCAATGGCGAGACCGAGTATTTGTTGCCGCCCAACGAGAGTGACCGCCAGCGGTATTTTCTGCGCGCGATGGACGCTCTCGACGATCTCGATGCGCGCATGGCCGACCTTCGCGCCGAGAAGCGCAAAATCCGCAAGGGGCTGACCGACGAGGGCTTCCCGCTGAAGGCGTTCGACGCGGTGCGCTATCTGGCGGGCGAGGCGGCGAGCGAGGTCCGCAATTATTACGCCCATCTCGGTGAGATGCTGGAGTGGGCTGGAAAACCCCTGGGTTATCAGGCCGACATGTTTGGCGAGGACAACGAGAAGGAACTGACCGAGCCGCAGATGCAGACGATCCAGTGGCAGGGCAAGATGGCCGGGTTGCGCGGCCAGGACCGGGGAGAGAACCCGCACACGCCGGGCCGCATCGCCTACAACATGTGGGACGACGGGTGGATCGACGGGCAACGCCAGCTGGCCGAGAGGCTGACCCCACCGCGTCGCCGGCCCGGACGCCCGAAGGGGTCGAAGGACACGCGGCCCCGGAGCCGTCAGGTAGAGGCGGATGCGGAGGAGGAGACCCATTACCCGCATTCCCACCCGGAGGAGGACCCGCCGCCGCTTGCCGCGTAGTTTTTATCCTGGGTCCGCATGACCATCACCCGGCGACCGAATTGAGGCTGCAATGGTGGATCGAAAACTCCCGAACGGCGCGGAGCCGGACTGGCGCGCGGGCGTCACCTGGGAAGCCGATCATCGCGCCCGCGCCCTCCCGGACCTCTACCAGATGATGGAGGAGGACCGCGCGTTTATGGTCAACGTCTGGGAGGACACGGCGCATGGCGTCATGATGATGATCGAGCGGTGCGAGGCGGCGGGTTGCACCCTGGCGGGGACGATTGGCTGGCACCATCACAAGGTCGGCCCGGTGACCACCCTGATCTTTGCCACGCCGGGGAGCGCCGACCGGACCATGCAAAAAATCGCGATCAGCGGGTGAGGTCATGGCGGCTGCAGTCCGGTTTGCTTGGCGACCTTGGCGACGATCCGGTCAAACACCGGTCGCTGGCGGGGCGTGAGCGAGCCGCGCCAGCGCAGGGCGGTATCGAGAAAGTCGCGCTCAAAATCGCTGAGCCAGACCCGGCCCGTGTCGCCCAGCTGGATCACCCAGTGGGCGGTGACCCGGTGGTCGGTCTTGCCGCCGCCGACATTGGACCATTCGGGCGCGATAGCGCCAACACCGTTGGCGCGTAGCCGGGCGTTCTCGGCGCGCAACTCCTCAAGGTCGGCGATCAGCTGACGGCACGCTTCGGTCGCGACCTCCAGCTGGTGCGACGGGGCGAGAAGGTCTTCCCAGGTCATTTTGTTGTCGCGGATCAGCCGGTCGGCCATGCGGACGGCGTTCAGCGCCTCGCCGTCATGGGCGCTGCCGGACATTCCCAGAATGCGGGCCAGCTTGGTGAGGTCGATTGCCATGTCGTATCTTGCGCGTGGAAGGACAATTATTCTACACGATCCTAAGAGAAAATGCCACCGTTCAAATTATCCTCATGGGAGCCGAAGGAGCAGGACATCCATGAATCCTGCGCCAAGGCGCTGCATCACTTTGTCCTGAAGCCGGCTGAGTGGACCTGTTTCCCGGCGGGTCACGTCCAGCTGAACCCGGCCCAGGCGGCGCGGCTATCGCGCTCGGGACTGGCGCGCGGATGGCCGGATTTCCTCGTGGTTTACGCTGGTTCGATTTACGGATTGGAAATCAAACGGCCCGGTATGAGCCTGTCGAAGACCCGCATCGTCCACACCAAGCGGGGTAGCCCTCGGGTCCTCGTCGGCCAGGACGAGATGTTCCCCAGGCTGGTCGCCGCTGGGATGAAAATTACCCTGGTCGAAGGGGTCAAGGAGATGCTGTGGTGTCTGCGCGAGTGGGGTATCCCGTTGCGGGCCTATCATTTTTAGAACGCCCTTGTCGGGGTCGGTGGCAACGGCATAACGTAGCCGACTTACCTGCCTGACCTTCGCGCTTGGGGGTGCGATGATGAAGAAATCCTGACCCAAAACGCAAACGGCCCCGCCCCTGGGAGGACGGGACCGCCGCGCGCCCGGAACCAGCCTAATCCCGCTTGGGGGTACGGTTTGGGGGTCCGGCACTCAGTCCTGACAAGATGTTGAGTGTCACAATTCCAGGCGCGTTGGCAAGCGAATTTTTGTTGCGATGCGGTGACGCTTGCGACAATACCGCGACGGTCCTCCAAAAATTGGCGGGTTTTTAGAACCCCATACCAATAATTGGAGGAATTATGGCCGACAATTCCCGCTTTGAACCCGCCGACAAGATGGCCGAGATCGCCCGCCTCGTGCTGGGCGAGCCAAACTGGAAGCTGTCCAACAAGGAGGAGTGGCGCTACGGCAGCAACGGGTCGCTCAAGGTCAATGTGGCGGGACCGAACCAAGGGACGTGGATTTCCTTTGAGTTAGACCTGAAGGGCGGGGTCCTGGACTTCCTGGAGATTTACGCGGAACTCAAGGGGCAAGCGGCGTGGGACTGGCTAAAAACCCACAAGCTGGTCGAGGACAAGGGCAATAATTCGGGGACGACCAGAGCAAAAATTACCGCGATTTATCCCTATAATTCCGACAAAGGGGTGTTGATTTTTCAGGTCGTGCGGTTTGAACCAAAGACATTCCGCCCGCGCCGGCCGGATGGCAACGGCGGGTGGATATGGAATTTGAAGGGGGTCGAGCGGGTGCCGTACCGGCTCCCGGAGGTCATTGCCGCGACTCGGGTTTATATCGTCGAGGGGGAGAAGGCGGCGAACCGGATGGTCGCCGATTGGGGGGTCTGCGCGACCTGTAGTCCGGGCGGGGCGAATAAGTGGCATCCGTCCTACTCAAGATGGTTTGCCGGCAAGGAAATCGTGATTTTGCCGGACAACGACGCGAGCGACCCGCTCCATCCCGGTCTGGCCCACGCCCGGCAGGTGGCGGCGGCGCTCGGCGGTGTGGCGAAGTGGATCAAGATCGTCGAGATACCGGGGCTGCCCGACAAAGGCGATATCTACGACGCGATGGACCAGGGGATGGGTCAGTCGGAGTTTGATGATATCGTCGATGGCGTGGACCCGGTCGGGGGCCGCGACGCGGGGCAGCCGGAGATCAAATCGACCTGGGATGATCTCGACGCCATACCGCCGCGCGGCTGGTTATTGGGGACCAATTTTTGCATCGGTTATCTGAGCGGGCTGACCGGGGCGGGCGGGACGGGCAAGACCGCGTTGCGGCTGACCCAGCTGATTGCCCTGGCGCTGGGGCGTCCGCTGACCCAGGAGCATTGCTGGAAGCGAACCAGGGTCCTCCTGGTGTGTCTGGAGGACGACGAGAACGAGCTAAAGCGCCGGGTCAAGGCGGCGTGCGACGCCCATCGGATCACGCCGGGCGAGCTTAATGGTTGGCTCCACACCTGGACGCCCTCGGGTCTGCGGTTTCTGGAGGTCGTCAAATATGGCGAGGTTGAAACCGGTGGTTTGGCTGAGGCCCTGGCCGAGCGTATCCGGGCGCTGGGGATCGGTCTGGTGTCGATTGATCCGATTGTCAAATCGCACGCGGCGAACGAGAACGACAACGGGCAAATGGATCAGGTCGCGCAGCAGTTTCTCGGGGTCGCCCATGCTTGCGGCTGCGCCGCCGATTATGTCAGCCACGACCGCAAGGGGGCCGGTTCGGCGGGGGATGCTGACCGGGTGCGCGGCGCTTCGGCCCTGGTCAATGCGTCGCGGCTGCTAAAGACGCTGACCAAGATGACCGACAAGGAGGCGGACGATCTCGGGGTTGAGAAGCGACAGCAGAAGACCCTGGTCCGGCTTGACGACGGCAAGGTGAACATCACGCCAGAGGAGCCGGAGGCGTGGTTTGAACTGATTGGCGTCCCGATTGGCAACAGTAGCGAGACCTATCCGCACGGCGACAATGTCCAGGCGGTCAGACGGTGGTACCCGCCGGACCCCTACGCCGAGATGACGGCTGAGTTATGGGGAAAGATTTTTGCGGCGATCCGTACCGGCCCTGGGCCGGACGAGAAGTGGCTGATCGACATCCGGTCCAACGACTGGGTGGGGTGGCCGATCTGCAAGGCGGGGAACAAGGAGAAGGGCGAGGCGAGACGGCTGGTCCGTGATTGGGTCAAATCCGGGGTCCTGGTCATCGCCCCTTACCGGAGCAAAAAACGCAATAACCACGAGGTCCAGGGTGTCGTGCTTGACGAGCGCAAGGCGACAGAAATTGCCAATGCTGTTTAACCTATTGGTTGGTGTGCCAGGAGGTCGAGAAATGGTCGTTTCCCTCATATGGATCATTCATTCAACCGGAGGTTCTTATATACCAAATATATATATATATATATTTGGGGGTGTGCCACCCTCGGTCCCCTGGCGGCGTTCCCTGCGGTCACGCCCGCATGGGGTCCCCCCGCCCTGTTGGGGCGGGACCCACCCCAGCCTCGCCAGGGACCTCGGACCCTAAACGTTTAAGGTGCGATTTTCGCGATCGGTGGTAAAATTAGGGCGATCAGAGGAGGAGCCGATGACCACTAAAGCGACGACATCGTCCCTGGGATCACGTCGGGTCACAGGGGATTTTGTCCCGGCGTTTGAGACCGCGCCGCGAACACGCGCATCTCTGTCCAGGGTGCGTCGAGGAGCTAGAGGCGTGGTGGAGGAGGAGCAAGCCATGATCGTCACCGAAGCCGAGGCGAGGAAGGCGTGGTGTCCGCAGGGGCGTCGAACGCCGCGAACACCGCTGCCGCCACATTCAGCAGCAGCGACGGCGACCCAATTGAACCCGTCGGTTAATCGGACCTGGGACGACGCGCCCTGGACCCGCTGCCTCGCGTCCGGGTGCATGGCGTGGCGCTGGCTCGACTACGACGAGCCGCACAGCGCGAAGGAGGAGCGCCGGGGTTATTGCGGTCTCGCCGGTCAGCCTGCGCCGGCCTGGGAGGAGACCCTGCGGGTGGCGCGGGGCCGGCTCAAAACTCCCGTATAATTTTTGGGGTCGGGGGTTTTAGGGCGCGGTGGTATTATGGGGGTCCGCAGGGAGAATTCGATGGCCGACGTTTGGGACGAGAAAAACTCCTCCGAATTATTGCGCCGTATCGGCGACCTGATGGAGGAGGTCTACGGCAAGGATGAGGGCAGCGATCTGACGGTTATGCTGATCCTGTCCTCGGGGGAACGCCAGCGCGTCCTGTTTTGCGGGATCGACCCGGACGATCCGAAGCGGCACGACAAGTTTCTTGATATCCTCAACCGGACCATGCTCAGCGTGAATACGGTCGGGCGGATCAAGGATGGCCGGCACCGCAAGCCGAGGAGCGGTCTCCATCTCAAACTGTTCCGCGAGCGGGCGATCCCGGTATGAGCGGGCAGCACGACCGGTTTCTGGAACGTCTCAAAAACTCCTCGCGCGCCGTGTTCGTCATCGCCCAGATGCAGCACGCCAAGGGACACACGGTCGAAATCCCGAAGACGCGGTTCGCGCCGACAGCCGCAGAGGCTGACCAGTATCTCGACGACGGCGACCTGATCGTCGATGGCGAGCGCATCGAGATCAAGCACCGGGACATCGACTTTACGTCCCGCGCCGACTGGCCCTACCGCGACATGTTCGTCTCCAACGTGGCGGCGGTGGAGCGCGCGGGGGACGAGGTCACGGCCTACATGGTGGTCAGCAAGGATTACAGTCACGTCGCCACTATTCCGCGCAGCACTAAAGATTACTGGTATACTGTCGAAGTGTTAGCCAAGAACACCGGGAACGTAGAGCGCAATTATTCTTGCCCGATAGATTACGTTGTTTTTGAGCCGACGGCGGGAGGTGCCATCGTGCTGACGAAACCGAGCCGGGTCGAAAAATGGCGGGAGTTATTCCGCGCGATGGATCACCACAAGGCTCCGCACCCGACGATCCCGGTGGCGCGCTGGCGGCAGTTCCTGCGCGACGTTTCCGGGTTTATGCGCTCACCTGATCCGGCGCAGTGGTCCTGGGCCGAGGTCGCGCTGGACGTCGGCTGGGACGATTACACGCTGTTCGCCCTGGACCGCCAAAGGCCCTGGCAGCGGCTCGACCGCATGGGCGCGCTGTGGATGCTCAATGGCAAGACGATCACCGGGATTGCGTCCGACCATATCGCAATGGGGGGAACGACGTACCGGGTTGCCCAGGACCTCGATCCCGAGGCTCTGGTTCTGCCGTGGGAGATGGGCCAATGATAGACAACTGCGCGAGAGGCTGGACCGATGATCTGCGAGACCTGTCACGGCAAGGGCGAAGTGCTGCGCGACAGCCTGCCGGCGACCGGCGTCATGCCCGGCGATCCGGTACGGCGCGTCTCGGTCTATCAGCCCTGCCCCGACTGCGGCGGCTGTGGCTTCGCCCATTGCTGTGAGGGCGACCAGGAGCAGCCCGCCAATGGCCGGAGTCCCGGTGATGCCAAAACGCCTGCCGCTTGAGACCTTCGCCGTCGGCACGCACAGGAGTAGCGGACGTGGGTGACGTCGCCTTCAATCGTCTCTACCAAACCGCCCGGGGTATCTGGCAACTGGAGTATGCTCGCGACGGTCAATTATGTCACTTCAGCTTGCGGACCAGGGACGACGAGAAGGCGCGGGCCAAGGCCGACCAATGGCGGCGGGACCTGATTGGCTACAACGCTTTCAGGGAGAAGGAGAGGCGCATGGCTGACACACCGGAGGAGACCGTCACCCAGGCGGACCCGAACCCCGACTTCAAAGAACTCTGCCTTCGGACGCGCGAGTATCTGATCCAGGCCGAGTCGATGTTGCAGGCGCTGCGTAAGCAGGCTCAGCTGGAGGTCTTTGCCGAATGGCTGGCGGCTGACGTGACCGGCGAGATGGTCGCCAACGTGGTCCTTGCCTTCAGACACCTGGAGGACTGCCGGATGCGCCTGGGCAAAGCCGTGCAAGCCTTTGACGGCGGCAAGAGTGTCTATCCGCGATGATCACCGACGGCGGTCACCGGCATTTGATCCCGTGGATATGCGTCGATTGCCTGTCGCAGTTCCCCACCGAGGACGGGACCGCTGTCGCGCCCGCCTGGAGGATGGTGATGCAGGACCACGGGCGGCACTTCGCCACGCTCTACGTCTGCGAGGCGTGCTGGCCGTCCTGGCCGCGCGAGAAGGAGACGGCTATGCCGTATCTCCACGAGGTCCTAAAGCGCAACCGCAGTCGCATGAGGGCAAAATGAGCGAAGGCGAGACGGCTTACATGCACTTCTGCAATGGCTGCGGCAAATTTTACGCCGACGATAATCCGGGGCCGGCGGCGGTTTACGACACCCAGGACGAGGAGATCGGGGTCCTGGAGTTTTGCTCGGAAGCCTGCCTCAACCAGTGGCAGGCGAACAGGCCGGCGCTTCATTGATGGCCGATGACCTGATCCTCGACGGTCTGCACCGCTCACCGCAGACGCCGCGCCCGTCGCGCTCGCTGACTGAACTGATCCCGATTATCGAGCGGATGCTGGACCTCCTGCCGCGCGACCCGGTGGAGCAGCAGAAAATCCTGGAAGCCCTGATCGCCCGGCACTGCAATGGCTTCCGCGAACAGGGGCTGGAGGAAGCGACAGAGACGATCCTCGCGGGGATCGCCAAGCACGTCCGGCAGCTACTGGAGCCGTGACATGGCCGAGCATGACAACCCGATAAAGGAAATCCTTTTTGAGGGCGAGGGGTACTGCAAGGAGCGCAAGGAGCAAAAGAAGCTCGTCCTGGTCGAGCTGCAGCAGGGCGGTATAATCGGGCGTCGCGACCCGATCACCGGGGAGTTTATCCGAATGCCGCGCGTCGGGTTCTGCGCGGCGTGCGCGCTGCGTCTGGCAAAGGCAGGGAGGTTCAGGGATGACGACAAGTGACGTGCCGGACTGGATGAACCGCTACCACGGGCGCGAGGGGCGTCGCGGCGAGGGCAAGCAGGAAGGGGCCGAGATGATCGAGATCAGCGGCGAGATCAGGGGCGCGACCGAGAAGGCGGTTAATTTTTACGACGGGCGGCAAACCGTCTGGTTGCCCCGCTCCCAAGTCCGGGAGACCGATGGGGGTCTGCTGGTACCGCAGTGGCTGGCGAAGAAGAACGGGCTGATCTGATGAGCGAGCCGGTGTTCTTCGGCGTGGTGCGGCACCACGGCAGGGAGGAGCCGCGTCGGTTCTTCGAAATCGTCCCGCCGTGCTACAGTGACAAAGCGCGTCTGCGGGAACTGGTCTACTGCACCCGGCTCGATATTTTGCCGAACGGGGACGGGATGATCAACGCGCCGCTCGACGACCTGATGAAGGTCTACCGCCGGCTCAAGGAGCGCGGCAAGCTGCCGCCCGAGGACCGGGGTGTAAAGCCGAAGAAGGAGGGCGGATGAGCCGGTCGCGTCAGACGATGGAGGTCCTGACCCGCCTGGAGCAACACCCGCTGACGCCCAAGGACGCGCTCCGCTTCGGGGTGTACCGGCTGGCGGCGCGGGTCTTCGAACTGCGCGAAGCGGGTCACGAGATCGCGACCGTGTGGGAGGATGACGGGGAGCGCCGATATGCCCGGTATTATCTGATCCGGCACGCGCCGAGGGTCGTCGCATGAGTATCGACTTTGTCCCGAAAGGTCCCTGCGACGCCGCCGCCCTGGTCGCTGAGGAGATCATGGACCGCCTGCCGGCGCTGAGGTTCTTTCCCCAACGCCTGACCTGTGTCTGCTGCCGGGTGATCTGCGAGGCGAACAGCTACGGGGTGGACCCGCCGTCGATCATGCGGCTGATCCTGCGCGACACGTCGCTGATGCAGATTGCGACCACGTTTCACCACATGCTGGCCTCGACAGAGGATCATGGTCAAACCGCGCGCCGCTGACCGGACCTACACCGAGGATCAGCTGGAGGTCTTCGCCGAATGGCGCTGGCAGCGCCAACTGGCCGCGCCCCGGAAGTGCAACCATAGCGACCCGTGCTGGGTCGAACTGGGACCGCCAGCCATGCGCGGCAAGTCGGTCTGTCAGGGATGCAATGGGATGCCGACCCTGATCAAGGCCAAGCACAGCTGAACTCTCCGGTCAAATCGGGCATAAGTCCCGGATGGCAAAGCGGGGGCGCAAGCGGAAATTTGCCGCGCGCCGCAGGGAGACCACCCGCAACGGTCGCGCGGGGATCGTCGATCCGGGCAGCTACACGCTGCGCCGGCATCGGGCACTATTGACCGGCGACCCCGATCTGCCGGTCGATCCGCTGGGGGTCCTCCTCGGGCGCGGCCTGATCGACCTCGCTGCCTACCATGCCGGGCGCGGCCTGGGGGAATTGCTGGCGACGATCCGCGCCGGGGTCTACGGCAGCCCCGGCTCGGTCAACGGCCTGTGGCTGGCGATCATGGCCGGCGGCGCGATTCGGGGGCCGGCGGTCGGGATATCGCCGTCGAGCCTGCGCGCCCTCCGCACCGTCGCCCAGATCAAAAATCGCCTCGGCGACCCGGTCGCGACCGAGCTTGTGATGCGGAGTTGTGCCGGCGAATGGGTGGAAGCGACCATCTCCCTGGCGATCCGCCGGCCCCTCTCTACCCCGGCGTTCCGCGCTCTCGGTCGGCTGCTCGCCGGGCTGGAGACGGTCGCCCGCCAGTGGAGTAGAAATCTTCCCGTTGACAGGCGACCGCATTTGGAAAATCGTTCACCGGTTTTATAGATTGCGCGACCTGTCCCCGCCGCCACAAAACGGTCTCCAAAGGATGGTAGGAGGCGGCGATGCTGAGGTCTCGTGACAGCACCCTGAACTTGGCCGGGGCGATCCGGATTGATATCGGCGGGACGATCTATATCGCGTCGCAACCAACGACGCCGCCCGGTCAGGCAAAGCGGGTCCTTGCTTTCACGACAGCATATTATGAGGGTTTTAGCGTCACAGGAGAGGGGAACATGGCTTACCAGCTGCCCGACGACAAACAACTGCCGCTGTCGATTGCCTATGTGGACAAGAACGGCAACCCGGCCAGTATCGACGGTGCCGTGAAGTGGGCGTCCTCGGACGAGTCGGTGCTGACGGTTGCGCCCGGCGGCGGGCCGCAGTCGATGACCGCCGTGGTGACGCCGGTTCAGGGCCAGGGGCTGGGGACGGCCCAGGTCCAGGCGGTCGCCGATGCCGACATGGGGTCGGGGACAACCGAGATCATCACGCTCCTCGATATCCAGGTCGTCGCGGGCGCGGCTGTCGCCGGCACCATCACGCCGGGTGACCCGCAGGACATTCCCGCGCGAGCCGCCGGGGGCTAGTCCGGCGTTTGATTATCCGCCAGGAAATCAGGGATCGAACACGGCGACGCCGATCCCGACGACGAATGCCCAGCTCATCAGCGCCAGGAGGATAATCACCAGCGCGCTCCAACGGCAGGAGAGCGGCGGTCCTCGCCACATGGCAGAGAGACGGTTTATCACAGGTCGCTCCACGGGTCCGCCTCAATCCATACGTCGCGCGGCCCACCCATGTCGATGGGGCGACCCAGCGAACGAATGGGGAACGTGGTCTCCCAGTTGACGATATAGCGCCGGGGCGGGACCTCGGGCGTATGTTCCGGCGGCACTCGTTTCGGTAAGTGACCCGTCCGCGCCAGGACGTAGCGGATCATGTCAGCCGACGGGCCGTATCTCGGGTTGGGGAAATGGTCCTTCATCCGCCGGGCGATCTCGGCAAATGGCTCGCCCATCTTCCACAGCGCGACGATCTCCGGGACGTGCGGCTTCAGGTAGCCGTCGTATCCCTCGCGCCGGAACCACGGGCGCGGCTTAAAGGTCATCGCACGTTGTAGAGCATCGACCGCCAGATCACCCGGATCAGGTTGCGGCGGTTCGCGGCCTCGATCTTGTCCTTGGGTTTGCCCAGCTGAAGGTTCAATTCGGCGAGACCGGCAGCGACCATGTCGTTGTCCGGCTCGACCAGGGCCATCATCACGGCCCGCGATACTTCCCGCGCCTGATACTCGGTCCCGCCCAATTCCTCTACCGCCCTGATGGTCTTCTGGCGGACGCTGGCCTTAGCCCGCGCCCGTGCGATCTCCTCCGGGGTCAAGCCCTTGAGCGGGTCGGTCACTGGCAATATCTCCCGATCAGGGCGAGACCGATCAGGATAATAAAAATCCAGTGGATATGGCGCAGGATCGCCAGGACGGCGACCGCCACGAGGATACCTCCGGCAACGGCGAACATGGGTCCGACCTCCTCATCGGGTTGGTACGTTGTCGATCTCCACGGCGATCCCCATCAGCGGGCGGTTGGGTAGCCCGTCCCAGGGCCGCGTCGGCTGTACCTTGCTGACCGTGCGGCGCTCCGCGAAAACCTCGGTGATGGTCGCCCAGGTCTTCGCCTCAGCGAGATCGTCCGTGGTGACACACTCCAGGACCCCGGCCTCGGTGTGCGGGTTCCACCAGCTGACATAGCGTCCGTCATGCGGTGTCGGTGACCCGTCGGACGCGCAGAAGACCTTGGCGGTGACGGCCATCACTCGTCCTCCATGGGCTGGTCAACGACCTGATCGAGGAAATCGCAGAGGATCGCGCAGAGCCGGTTCCAGCCACGCTCCGCGTCGTCGTGCGGTATCTCGGCGATGATCGCCTCGTCGCGGGTGGACTGCGCGACCCGCTTGAGACAGCCGCGCAGCTTCTCCAGTTCCAGGCGCGCTTCCAGATAGCGCCCGGTGGTGAAGTACCATTCCTCCTCGCTGATACCGAGGAGCTTGATCGCCTTGGCGCGGACCTCCTTACCCACGAGAAGCGGGTGGGGGTCGTCGCGCCGCACGGCCCAGGGTCGGTTAGGCTTCATCAGTCCATCCTCTGGATAAGGAAGCTGCCGTCCGCCTGGACGACCGCCACCATGGCGTAGGGGTAGATCACGATCCGCTCGTTGCGGAGGATCGTCTGCGCCGCCCAGTACAGCGGCGGATCGCCGGGGTACAGCATGGTCAGGTCCTCCAGCAGCTGGTTCGGCTTATCGCGCCAGTGACTGCCGTAGCCGTAACCGGCGTCGAGTTGCTCGACGCCGGGCGCGGGTCCGCCGCATCGAGAAATCCAGGGAGGAGACCTAGGCATTCGGGGTTGGCCCAAATCCGCGTCAGCGGGTCCTGGGCCTCCTCGTTGAACAGCCAGATCAGGCCGTTGCAGATCACCACGGCAGTCATGGCGTTGTCCTCCGAATGATCCAGCCCTCGATGGTCTTGTCCCGGACGAGGCTGTCGTCGGCGACGATCTCCAGGCCGATGTCCATCTTCACGAGACGCTGGGCGGCGCGCCAGTCAGCGCCGGCCCTGCCGTCGCCCCGGAACGAGCCGCGTTTGATCACCCAGTTGAGAATGAAGTCTGCCCGATTGGGGGCTGGTCGCCGGGCCATCGAAGACCCGGCTTGCATCATGGTCGTCTTCACGTTGGTACTCCTGTGGAGAGGGTTGCCAGAATATCAAAAAGAACGTGGATTGTCAAGGGGTTAGGGTTCTTTCAGTCGGTCGCCCAGTCCGCGTAGCGGTCAACCGCGCGCTGGACGACGTCCTCGTACTCCTCCGGGGTGGTTACCCGGAGGAGCGCAACGATATGGCCCTGGGTGTAAGCCCGGCGCGCCATGAAGCGGAAGACCCGCTTCTCGTAGGGAGTGAGGTTGCGGAACGTCATCTCGGTTACTCCGGGTCGCACGCGCCGCAATCGCACGGCACGCAGTAGAACAGGGCGATGGCGACCTCGCGGGTCGTCATCTCGTGGATGGCGTGGACGTAATCGTGTTCGCCGATCCGCCAGTTCGGCTTGAGGTTCACCCAGATGCCGTCCGGGTCGCGGTAGTAGCTCGCCACGCGATCCGCGTAGCGAGCCTTCAGTTGCTCCAGGCCCTTGTTCATCGGGGCTACTCCTTCACCGGAACGAACTGGATGGGGTCGGAGTAGTTGTGAAACTCCTTGAACTCGCATCCCTTGTTGCCGCCCCAGGTCCCGGCGAACTTGACGGTGTACAGCCGGCCCCGGATGCGGACGACGTCGCCCGTCTTGACGGTGAAAGCCCGGTCGGCCCTGGCCCGGTCCTCCGCGAGCTTCGCGGCAGCCGCCTTGCGGTCGCCCAGGAGCATGGTGCCGAAGCTCATCGCGTAGGCGAGCTTGTGGCCCCGGCTGACGGCCTGCGCGACGCGCGTCTCGACGTCATCGCCGTTGCGGATCGCGTAGTCCTCGACGGTGCCAACTTCGGCGACCGAGAGGGGGTGCCAAGCGGCTGCGCGAACGGTGTCGCCAGCCTTCAGGTCGATGATGGTGGTCGTGATCATAGCTCGTTGGTCCTTGTGGTTGGAGTGTCCGACCCCCAGGCTGGTGCCTGGGGTGCCGCCGGGGGTGCCTCCCTCCGGTAGGGGGCAGGCTCCTTGGCCTGCCCACACTGATAATATGGTAATTTTCCCAGCAATTTCAATGGTGTAGGCAGGAAAAGAACCGATCCCGGTTCTTTTATATCCAGCGGAACTTGTCGGGGTCGGGGTCCGCCAGGGCGATGGACATCAGGCATTCGCGCTCGATATCGCCCCAGGCGTGATATTCGCCCATCCAGGTGGCGATCATCCGTTCCTCCTCCATCACGTTCTCATGGGCGTTGTCCGCCTCCCAGGCCGCTTCGGCAGCGGCAAGGGAAGCGATCTGCTCCTCGGAGCGGATCATGCCATGGCTGGGTGTCGGATGATCCCACGGCTCGGGGCCGGTGTAACACCGGGGGTCGCCGACGCTACCGCACTCCTCGCACTCCGGGCAGATACAGCCGTCCTCCATCTGGCCGCAGACCGCGCAAGGCGGGTCTTGCTGGTTGTAGGGGGCGTTGGGGTCGTTGGCCGCGCCGGGCGGGTACGACCAGCCAAAGACGTTGCGGGTCATTGGACGATGTCCGTCACGAGGTGCATCTTGTTGGTCACGTCGAGGACCCGCAGCGCCATCTTCAACTGTCCTTCCAGGGTCTCCTTGGTGCAACGTGTGGCCCGGCGGTAGACCTCCGGGTGGTCGGCATCAACCAGATAGGTCCGGTTATAGAGCGCGGTGATAATCACTCGCGCCATGTCGTTCTTGGTCATCGTTCGATACTCCTGTGGATGGGCCTACAGCCCGTGATCGGCAGTCATGCCGAGGGATTTGCACCGCTCGTAAGCGGCGCGGGTCTTGGCCTCGTGCTCGCGCGCCCCACCGGGGGTGACGAACACGCTGCCGAAATAGCGGTCCTCCTGGCGCAGGCAATGCTCGTAAGCGGCCAGCGCGGCTTTCTGGTCCCGCGTGAGGCGCGGCTTACGGTAGCGGTTGAACGCCGCCCGCGCCGCCTCCCTGGTCGCGTAGCCCGACCGGTTGTTGGCCGGCGAATTAAAGCCGGGGTGGCCCATGGTGATAAACCAGTTCCCGGTCTCCGGGTTCTGCTTCACCGCCTCGCGGCAGTTGGCGTCGGAACAGATCGACCGCTCGCAGCCGATGGCGGACAAAAGGAAGGCAGGGATAGTCATCGGGGTTACTCCTCGGAAAGAAGGGGTGAAACTATTCGTCGGCCCGGTAGGCGACCGTCGGCAGCAACGGCTTGAGGATGTTGCCGACGCCCTCGACCGGGGTAGGCTCGGTGGGAACGTAGAACCGGATGAGCCGGCCCTGGCGGTCCTTGCGGGGTAGGTCCAGTTCCGCCGCGCCCTGGCGGGTGACCAACAGGTACGGCGCGCTGGGGGCCTTAACGATCCAGCCCTTGTAGTAGGCGGTCTTGATCGCGCTGAGCGGGATGACCTCCAGCAATTCCTCGACGTCCCAAGCGAGTTGGTGCGCCAGACCCTCGGCGATCCGCTTCGGGCTGCAATAGCTCTTGGTCTCGCTCTTGGTCCACTCGCGCACGAGGTAACCATCCTCGGTCTCGTGGGTGGTCGGCTTGGTGTTAGCCGCCTTGAACAGGATGGCTGCCGCCCGGTTCTTAGAACCCGACCGCGTCGCGTAGTCGTCCCGCTTGTGGGCTGGGCGCGTCATGGTGAACTGGGAGGTGAAGGTCTTTTCCATGGTTCGGCTCCTGGTGGAACAGGGGAGGCTCCTTGCCTCTGCCGATAAATATATGCGCGATTTCAGCGAGTTACAAGTAAAAAAGAATCGAATACTTGAATACTCGGTTCTTTTCCCAGCCGGCCCGTCCGGGTATTACTTGGCGTCGTGGGCTTTATCGACCTCCTCCCTTTCGCGCTGTACCGACATGCCGAGCGACTTGTCGGTGATTACTCGACCCTCGTCATAGCCGATAGGCCAGCGGTACTTCGGGTCCTTGACGCACCACAGGTGATATTGGGTCGCCGTGTCCACGAGGCGGCTTTCGGCGGGGTAGAGTTCGACCGCCTCGCACTCGGGGCCGACCAGCTGGTTTTTGATCCGCTGGAAATCCCGCCAGTCCCTGGTCGGCAGCCGGTCGTGCCGCTTGATCGACAGCTGGACGATGTCGCATCCGTTGGGTCCCTGGCCGCGCCAGCGGATCACATGCACCGCGTACTGGTCGTTGCGCCAGTAGTCGTCCAGTTCGCCCATCCCGTTGAGGATCGAGCGGCGATGCTCATCCTCGCTCTTGTTGGGGAAGTGGGCGGCGAGGTCCCGGACCATCGCGTCGATCTCGGCTTTGGTCCTGGTCAGCACGTACTGTTCCAGCGGGACCCAGCCGGTTTTGGCTTTCGCCTTTCGGCGCTCATGCCGGTTCATGGCGCGCCTCGATAATCTCGGCTGCCGCCCGTACCGCCTGCTTCCAGGTCGTGTAGGACCGGGTCCGCACCGGCTGCCCGGCGGGAATAATCCCCAGCCCCCGGCTGATAAAGGCGTGACCCTTGACGGTCAGGGTGAACATCTTGCGGTGTTTCCGCACGGTCCCGATGGCATCGCGGTCGCCTGGAATAACCAGGGAGAACGATTGCGGGTGGTGGCCGTGTAGCTCCAGGCCCGCGTAAACGGGAACAGGGCGCTTCATCGGTAGGCCCTCGCGCGAATGCGGGCGAATAGCTCGCGGGTGATCTGGGCGGCTTCCTCGCAGTCGCCCTGGCCGGCGGCTTCAAGCTTGTCGAGCCGGCGGACGAGGTCCGCCGTTTTGATCTCGGGACCGACAGACGGGATGGCGATCCGCGCCGCGTGATGCGTGCGGCGACGCCGCTTCGGGGTTGCGCTATTCATCGGTGCTATCTCCTGTGGAAGCAGGGGTTAGGAACAGGGGTTAGAGAGTGACGTCCCAGGTGTAGCGGCGCTTGCCGTGGACGACCTTGAAGCCGAGCTTCTGGAAAGCGTCCATCGCGTCGCTGTGACCGGCGGGGAAATGCGGGAACGGGCCGTAGCACCGACGGGTGCCGGGCATCGGGCCGCGAATTTCGTCGGTCAGGTAGCTGACGCTAAGACGCCCCTCGGGCGCGGCAGCGAGCTTGTCGAGGATAAAGTCGGTGAGGTTGTCGTTCATGGTGTAGTTCTTTCGTCCTGTGGAGAACAATACATAATATAGCCGGTGGAATTTTTCAATCTCCACCGGGTTCTTTTCTACCGAATACTGGTGGAAACTTACCCTTTGTTTGCCAGGGCGGCGATCTCGTCCCACTGTTCGCCGGTCAACTTGCGCTTCGCCGCTTTGACGAAGCGTTCTTCGAAGGATGGCCCTTCCTCCGCTTCGGTCATGCGAACCTCGTGGAGCCGGGCCGCAACGCGGCCCAACTCGTTGGCGTACATCTGGTCGCCCCGGCCCTTGTGGCGTAGCGCCGCTTTGGCCCGGAGCCGCCAGTGGGGATCGACCTTTATCCCGGCTATCTGCCGCTCCTTGGCAAGCTCCAGCTGGGTTTTGATCCGACCGATATAGAAGACGTTATCCTCCTTCGCCTCTTTCAGCGCGTCGCGGTAGGCGAGTAGCTGGGCCTCGGTCATCAGGTCGATATTGGCGAAGGCCGGGTCCTGGCCGTCCGCCACCATTGACAATACTTCATCGAACGGATAGGTCTCGTCACTCATCGCTCTGTCGCTCCAGGTTCACCCACTCGTAGTCGAGCGCGCGGGTCTGCTGTTCGAAAGCGATCAGGTCCTCGACCGAGTTCGCCACCGCTTTCAGCTTGGCCCCGTCCCCCCTCTGGACCGTCAACTGGTACGTCCTCGGGGGCCGCTTGGGGAGCGGGTCCGCGTTCCATACCGCACTGCCGGTGACGGCCCGGCTCGCCCGGACCTCACCGCCGCTATAGCTGGTCTGTGCCATCACTCCCCCCTATCGGTCCCAAGCCTCGATCCGACGCTGCGCTTCGAAAACCGCGCTATCGGAGTAGAACTCCTGCGCGCGGGCGACGAAGGCTTCGAAGCTCTTGGTCTTGATGCCGACCCGACCATACTTTTCCCAACAGCGGATAAGGCCGCTCTGAACGGCTCCGTTGACGCGCGGTAGCATCAGCCGCTCGATGTATTGCACGGTCTTGACCGGGTCGGGTTGAAACAGGGCTTCGCGCGTCCTGTAGTCGATCACAAATCCCTCGCGCATGATGTGTTGCACCGTGTGCTGAATGGCGTGGACGTGATCGCGCAGCTTGGCGCGGAAGGTTGGATCAAGGGGTAGGCTCATCGTGACCTCCTGCGGAAAAGACCTTGTCGCAGTGCTTGCAACGGATTGATATCGGAAGCTGGGCGAACGCTTTGGGCAGGACCGCCGGCAGCTTTGGCAGCGTCTCCTTCGGATAGTCACCGCACGCCGGGTTGCCGACGTCGGCAGTCCTGAGATGCACCTTCAGACCGTTCATCGTAGTCTCCTGTGGTTGCGGAGAGGGCGCGTCAGCACGCGCCCTTCCAGTCGTGACGCCCGCCCCAGGGCAAGCCCCAGTGCTTGGCGCAGATAGGCCCGTAGCCCCGGTCAGTGGACTGCGGGTCGGTGAGTTTAAGGCCGCAGAAGCAGCATACGCCGGTCAGCTTGCCGTAGTCCTTGGCTGCCTGGACCGGGTCGGTCGCCAGCGCGTTGAGCGCCAGCGCGACGGCGGTCTCAGCCTGACCGTCGAGCTTGCGCGAGGACTGGTAGACGCCCTCGCGGGTGATCCGGCCCAGCCAGTCGCGGTCGTCGTAGCCGCCTGCGGTGCAGACGTTGATCGAGCCGGGGACCCGCGCGCGGTCGCCCGCGAGGTTCAGCCGGAACTCGCGGCACTCGCAGATGCCCTGACAGCGCGGGCAGTCGCACTCGCCGTCGGGGTTGTGGCGGTACCGCTTCAGAAACTCCTGGCAGTGCCTGCACTGCACCAGGGCCATGATCGCCGGGCGCTTCAGGTGGTTCCGCGCCTTCTCGATGAGCGTCACGATGCCCATCACGTCGCCGACCTGGATGCCGCCCTCGGGCGCATCAGGCTTGCCGCTGGCGCGCCGGGTCAGTTCGCCGACCCAGTGCCACTGCTTGTCGCTGAGATACGCGCGACGCAGATACTGGTCGAGAAGGCTACCGGCGAAGACCGCCGACCGCTCGTCGAGATGGGGGATCGCCGCCCGGAGAGCTTCTAACTGGTCGGCGGGGGACGGGGTGGACGGGACGGTGGTAACTTGGTTCATGTCGGTGGTTCCTGTGGATAAGACCCCGTGGAAAGGGCCGCAATAAATATAGGGAAATTCCCAGCGATTACAATGCTATAGGCGAATTTCCGGGTTCTTTTTCGGGGGAATTGTCGATCTATCCAGATGGCTCTCAACGAGCGACCACTGGCCGTTATCAGCGAGGGCCGGCGGGATCAGGATCATCGCCCGGTCGGAGCCGTAGCGCAGCATCATCGGGACGTTGAGATATTCGACGTAGGCGAGGAGGGGTTCATCCTTCCAGGCGTCCGGGCGATAGGGGTCCACCCAAACGACGAGGCAGACCTTCTCGATACCGGTGACCCGGTCCTCGCCGATCCAGATCGAGTCCGGCATCATGTCGATGACATAGCCGGCGCGGTCGGGCCGGCGGGTCTTGACCTCCGGGTTGCCCAGCCACTCGCAGGACCAGATACGGCAGGAGGACGGGAACCCGTCCTTGTCGTGGACCCGGCAGCCCCTACCGGTGCGTACATGGACGCACCGGGTGTTCGCTGGCTTGCCGATCTCCTTCACGGGGAGAAGGCGGCAGCACAGGGTGCAGCCGCCGCAGGATCGTTTCATCGGTCGCGGACCTTTGGATTATCGCGGATCAGGGCCTCGACGGCCCGCATCACGAGGTCCCGGCTGGGGAACCCGTCCTCGGGCCATTCGCCCGCGTCGATATACATCGCGCAGGCGGTCAGGGCTTCTATCTGCGCTCCGGTCAGCCGCACGCGGTAGGTCCGGTCTCGGTTCATTGGGCCTCCTCCTCGCGGCGCTTGCGCCACTGCGCTTCGGAACGGGTCATCCCGTCCCATTTGATCCGTCCATCGACGATGACGCACCACTGATAGCTGTCGTCCCCGCCGATCTGGCGGATAGTCACCTTGGGCTTGCGCCGGACAAGGCCGGTCACGAGTCGGTACTCGTTGGTCTGGTCTTTCATCGGGTCCTCCTCAGCGCATGACGAGCGCGGAGCTAGAGACCGGGGCGGATAGCCCGGCCTCGATATCGCAAGTGTCAAAGACCGTGCCGCAGTTGAGCGACACCGCCGCCATCACGCAGAAGGCGGCGAGCGATAGAATGTGTTTCATGTGAAACATTGGTCGTCTCCTGTGGAAGGGATGGGGGCCGCTCCCGGCCCCCATCTTGGCTAGTGCAGGCGCGCCCGGACGGTCGCGCCGACCGGGCGATTGAGGTTGACGCGGTCGCCTGCCGCCGCGCCATGGCCGTAGGCCGAGCTATGGCGATAGCTGCCGCCCGACGGGGCCTTGCCCCAGCGGGTGAGCGCGTGCCGCTTATCGTAGGCCGCGTTGACGACCGCGCCCTTGACGACGATCAGCGCCGTTCCGCTGCCGGTCTTCGCGACCGGCTCCAGGGCCTGGGCCATCTCGTTGAGGCGCGAATTGATCCGCTGCGCCATGCCGACCTCAAAATCCCAGAGGGCTTGCCGCTTCTCCTGGGATGACATCCACTCGTCCTTGGCGATGACGGTGTCCCAGTAGTGGTTGTTCTGGCCCAGGATCGCGGTGCCAATCATGTCGTACAGCCACTCGGCCATCTCGACGTCCGACCGCAGGCCGAACCCGACGGCCATCCGCCGCTTGCCCTCCTTCTGGAACCACATGCGGATACCGCAATAGCGTTGGATGCCGCTGAGACACTTGTCGGAGGGGGAGACCTTCACGGCGTGGTGCCGCTTCCAGCTTTTCTCGATGATCTCCTCTTGCTCGATGTCCAGGTCGGACTGGCTGAGGCGATACTGGTCCATCAGCTCGCGCGCCTTCTCGGCGGCGGCGATAGCTTCGGCTTCGGAGCAACCGTTCGCGACGGTCTTATTGAGGAGCGCGCGGATACGCCGGGCGACAACCTCGCGGTCGATTTCAGTCATTTCAAGCGTCCTTTTCGATGGGGTCCTGTGGAAGACCGTGACCGGCGGTCACAGTTAGAATATGGCAGAA